CCTTGGTAATATTCGATACGTTCCTCGCAATGAGCCTTGCGTACCAGAATTTCCTTGGTAGATTGCAGATTGGCAAGCATCCAGCCCCGGTCTTTCCCCAGATAATCCAATGCACCGGCCTTAATAAGCGATTCCGTGATACCTTTGTTATTGGCACCGGCCACCGTATTCCAATCACTGCTATCTACGAGCGTGAGATTCGCCCCCACGCCTTTGACATAGCACAGACCAACACGGATTGCATCGCCCTCCACGGCCCACTTGCGGTTTCCCTTGGATAAATCTGGAGGGAGCAGCTTAATCCCCATCCGCTTACATTCTTCGATGTACGGCAGCAGTTTCTTGTGGTCAGACCGGGAATTGAGCAGGGCGCACATATACTGAACCGGGAAATGCGTTTTGAGGAACGCCGTCTTGTATGAGAGTTTGGCATAGGATACCGCATGGCTCTTGTTGAACACATAACGGCCAGCGGCCTCAATCTGCGCCGCCACCTCGGCTGCGACCTCATGCGAATATCCGTTGGCCTCACAGGCAGCAATGAAATCAGCAACGGCTGCCTTGATTTTCGGCAGCTCTTTACGCCCAATAACCTTGCGAAGCCCATCCGCTTGCCCCAGGTCATACCCTGCCATTTTCATGGAGATAAGCATAATCTGCTCTTGATACACCAGCACACCATAGGTCACGCCCGCGATTTCCTCCATCGCCTTGCACGGGTACGATACTTCGATTTTCCCATTTTTGGCATCGACATACTGCTGTAGCATACCAGAATCAATCGGCCCCGGACGATACAGGGCTACAAGCACCGCCAAATCATCGAATCGGCTCGGCTTCAATTCCTGGGCTACCTTCTGCATCCCCGGCGATTCCATCTGGAATATACCTGTGGTATGTCCACCAGCATATACCTCATAAGTAGCCTTGTCATCCATCGGTATGGATTCAAGAGAAAGCGGTGTCTTGATAGCAGAGAGGCACTCGTCAATAATATCCAAGGTACGAAGCCCCAGAATATCCAGCTTCAAAAGCCCCATATCCTCCAGCGTATGATATTCAAAGGCGGCCACACGGACATACTCACGCTTGCCTGTAGAAGTATCCGTGGACGTACACCCTTCGACCGGACAATATTTTTCCACTGCATCCGGCGTAACCAGAATAGCCGAAGCATGAACCCCCATTTTATCAATGCGGCCAGCGAAATGCCGGGCTACATCAAGGAGGCGTTCACGTTCCTCTTGCGTGAAATCGCAATTTACCGTGAGGATTTCATCGAGGGATTCTTGCAGGTCTTTGGTTACAGCCAGCACCCGTTCCCGTGTCCAGCGCATACCAGTGTCCTGCTTGTCCTTCTTCCTGCGGTCAACTTCTGTTCTTTGCTCGTCAGTCAGCCCCAGATATTCCTCTTTTTCCAATGCCTGCTGCGCCCGGAGCACAGCCTGTTTGCCCACATCGGGCTTATCCGGATTCTTTGTGTAACCATAGGTGGTTACCTTATATACCGTACCATAGTGCTCCCGGATGTAGTCGATGATTTTCCCTCGATTGTCCGTAGACACATCGGTATCAATATCTGCCGGCGATTGACGCTGTGGATTGCAGAAACGGAAAAACGCCGTGTCATACTTAATGCTGTCCACCTTATGAAAGCCCATGAGATACCCAATAAGGCATCCTGCGGCAGAACCGCGCCCTTCACCAACGGGAATATTATTTTTTACACACCAGTTTACGAGGTCCCAGATGATAAGCAGGTAATTGAGATAATTGGCTTTTTTGAGGTCAACCATTTCTTTCTCAAAGCGTTCTCCGTATTCCTTATACTTACCTTTGGGGACTTTTGCCCGCCAGTTCTCCCGGCAGATTTCCCGGATGACTTCTTCGGCATCGCGCTCCGTATACATCGGATAGTGCATACCGCCAAACTCAATGGTAACATTGCATCGCTCGGCAATGGCGGCGGTATTTGCAATGGCTTCTTCCTTCACATCATCGGGAATCCAGAGCGTGTCCCGGATTTCCTGCTCCGACCAGAGGTAGTTTTCATTGTCGTGGTAGCCATTGCCATGAATTTGCAGCCACAGATAATGGTAAGGTTCATCCTCGGACTTGGCATAGTGAGCATCCGTGGTAACCACCAGAGGGACATTGTGTTTCCTTGCCAGACCAATGACCTTCTCGTTGTACTCCCACTGCCGGTCAATGTCCAACGGCTGAATCTCGGCATAGAATCGGTCACCGAAGATTTCCTTGAACTTCAAGAACCAATCCTCGCCATCCTCCGTATTGACTATGGATGCCATACACGCAGACAGACAAATTATACCACCACAATGCTCTCGCAGGTCTGATTCGTCAATGCGCGGCTTGTAGAACATATGGTCCTCACGATAGGCAATGGAATCCAGTTCTTTGAGATTCCGGTATCCTTCCTCATTCATGGCCAAGAGTACCAGATGATGCGTAAAGGAACGGTCACGGATGGTTACATCGGGACAAAAATAAAATTCACAACCGATAATCGGCTTGATTTCCTGCGCTACGCACTCTCTGTAGAACATAACTGCTCCACGCATGGTTCCATGGTCTGTAAGGGAAATAGCAGGATACCCCAAAGCCTTTGCCTGGGTAACCAGCTCCTTTACCGTCTGGTAACCATCGAGCAGACTAAAATCGCTATGATTATGCAGCGAACAGTAGTTCATCTATCACACCTCCAACGACGGACTGGGAATTTTCCCCATGCTGTTCCACGCCGACAAGAACCGGAATAGCTTATTTTTATTCTCGGCAACATTCTGGGGGACATACGAGAGAATATTCGGCACAGACCTATGCTCTCTAAGCTGGATTTTCTCTATCTGCTCGGCAATATCATTGATAATCATGGATTTATCAGTCCTTTCGTACATTTTTTAGGGGGGTTCCTCTGTAACGCTCCAGAAGCGTCTACAACGTTATAATGGTATAATGCTATACAATTACACCATTACAATGTTATAACGCTGTTACAGGAGATTTTAGACGTTCATTTTTTGTTAGGGACATAGACAACCGGCAAATCTTCCCTCAATCGGTAGATTTCCCTGTGACAGGCCTCAATTTCCGCTTGGTAATCCAACGCCACATCCCGGACAATCCATAGGAGCATCCAGGACACGGCAAGGAGAAAACCAAGAATCAAATCTAGCGTGGTCATGCGGTAACTTTGACCATCTGGAGCATCTTATCAGCCACGAGAATAGCATCGTCAACTCTGTCGGTGATTTCTAAGAAATCTGGGGTAGTGACCCTCTTAGTTATTCCTTCGCGTTTTTTGTAGTTAGTGATAAGGCTTTTCAGATTACAGTGATAGGCCGCATTGTACCCTCTGGTGAAATCTGCCCATGCTCCAGGATAACCAACCCCGGCTTGCGCCGAATAAAGGTTGACCATACTCACAAGTTTCTGCCGAGGAGTCCCATTGGGATTAACCCTGTTGATTGAATCAATCCGGCTATTTACCACGGCAATCTCTTTGTCATGCGCTGCTTGTGCTTCTTCTATGGCCTTGATTTTCTTTTCCTGTTCCATAAGTGCCGCTGTTGCCCTATGCAGGATTTCAAGTTCAGACATAGGCTTGACAACGTACTGACCAGTCTTACGGATTTCTTTGAGGATTTCCTTAACCTTCTTCTTGAACTGCTTAGCGATGGGCTTGCGGCTCTGCATAAGCACTTCATACAGACCATCTTCGGTGAGGAACCAGACTTCATCATTGATATTTCCACCGTGGGGAAGATTGTTCCCCACGGAAATCTTAGTCTTTTCATCATCGTCAATGCCCTTTAACATCTTAGAAACATCGCGATGGATATGCCGCGAATCCTTCCACGCATAATCAATCCACTCAGCCACATCCTTTGCCAAGAACAACGGCTGCTCTGCCGTACCGTAGATACGGAACTGCTTGCCCAATACTTCCTGCTCGTTGATAATCTCTAACTCATTTGCCATTTTCTTATCCTCCACAAAATCTCTCTGACACTCATGTAATCTCGGAATCGCTTTTTCCTTCAAGAACGAATCCATTGACCTGCCGTTGCAATCCCACGATGACGGCTCCAGCTGCATGATGCCGGCCTCGTTTATAAGATGTACCTGCAACGCATCACCATGAATGTTCTCGGTCAATTCAATGTAGTCAACCACGCCAGTCACCGGCGAAATAACCTTGCCATCTTTGTTCAGTACGAATTTATAATCGGGACTTACATAGTAATCCCCGGAACCGTAACCGAACAGCCCCATAATGTCCTCGCGGACCAGCCATAGGTTATCCGCGGTGACGATGAACCGGATATTGGAGAGCGTTATTACCTTCGCTTTAGTCAAGGCGCACACCATCTGCCATCTTCTCGATTGCATTGATAAGCCCCTCGTATTGAGCGTGGTCACCCCGGCGATAAATCTTTGCCTTTTCCTTTTGGTCGCAGAAATCAGTTTCCACCGTTATTGCGCCGCACATATCAATGCGCCATCTGTGCGGACACTTAGGAAACCGCTGCTTGTTCTTGTATGACCGGGCGAGTTCAACCTTTCGCCCATCCTTAGTTGTGATTATGTACTTAACGTATTTCATTATTATTCTGACCTCATGTTAAATATTTTTGACAACAACTATATTCTACAAGCGTTAATTATTATTGTCAAGCGTTAAATAAAACAAAAAATGGGGTCACCAAGGATTTTTCCCCAGTGACCCCAAGTATTAAAACACCGCTACAAGCAGCCCTACCCCTGCCCCCGCAAGGAAAGACTGCACTTCTCTCTTGTGCCGCTTATTTTTCTCCACTTTCATTTCCTCGGTATGAGCCTTATTCAACACCTCGGTATTCTCCTTGACCGCAGCCTGTACTTCCCGATCCACTATGGGCGTTACATCCAATACGGCTTCGGACTTCTGCTCTACCTGCAATTTTCCCTGGTCAAACTTCTGCTTCTCCGTGGTCAGCCCATCAAGTTCCGTTTTCTCTCCGTTGTAGGACACTGCGATTTTCGGCGCAGGATTCTCAATCTGTACATCTGCATCCGCAGGCGTATCCTTGGCAACGTACTTAATCACCGTATCGCCCTTGACCTCTACGGGGATTTCCACCGGCACAGGCTTTTCCACCTCTACGGTCTGTACTTCGGTCTTGACCACCGTATTTGCCCCGAAGTGCTTACAAGCGAACCATCCACCGAAGAACAATGCTACAGCCAGAACCGCAGCCCCGATATACTTTGCATTGCCTTTTACCCATCCGAAAAATCTCTTTATCTTTTCCATTTACGCATCGCTCCCTTCCATTTATCCCGCCGTTCAGCCTACGGCGTGTTCCCATGATTACCCCTGCTGATTACGATACCAATTTGCCTTACCACGGAGAACATCGCCCCCACGGCTGCCATCGTCAGCCCAAGGATTATATGCAGGGCTTTCGTCCGTCCCCAGATATTCCAAGTCCCAGCGTTCCACCGTGGTTTTAGGACCGTAGCTGTCATGCGACCATAAGCCATCCTCGTTATCTGCGGCCTCTCCATGGGTAAGAACATGGTCCATATCAATGGTCAGCCACAGACCATCTGCCACCGCTACAATAGCCTGCGCCATAGCCTCAATCTGTGCTTCCGTAGGTGGTTCCGGTCCAAGGTCACTCGTATTTGCCTTGTAACCGCAGCATAAGCTGATGCCCACAGCACCGGTATTACGCCGCCATGTATGCGCCTTTACCTCGTCCAAATCGCCGGTTACATAAAGTTCCCCGTTCTTGCTGATATTCACATGGTAATCATCGAAAACCGTATCATAATGCCCTGCGCTCCAATGCAGGTAAATTTTCGGTTCTCTGCCGTAAGCCTGTGCCTGTGCCCAGATGCTTTCCCTGGCATCCGCAGCCATCTGTTTTAATTCCTCAATGCTCACCTTTACTGCCATACGCATCATCCCTTCCATGTTCTATTGCCCCACGGGACATCCAACCAATCAGCCCCGATGCTATCGAGGTTTGTAATTCCTTGCTTCCACCAGTAAACAGCGACAAAATAAGGGCCAGCACCAAGCCAGCCCCTACGATTTTATCTACTGTCAACCAGCGAATAAACGCCGTTCCTGTCACTTTATCACCCCCGCAATACCTATGGCCACCGCAATCGCCCAAGCTATAAACTCACGGACACCGAAAACTTTTGCCGATGTTTCCTCCAGCTTACCAATGCGTTCCTCATGTTCGTCAATAATTGCCCGCAAGCGCACGTTCTCGGCATCCTGCGTGACCAACATGGTTTCTATCCGGGCAATCCTCTCGGACACTTCCGAAAGTTTTTCATAGAGTTTAATGAGTTGTTCATCCGTCATCCACACACCCCCTTACGCTCTTGGTACAGCCTTGGGGTCATAGACAACCTCGCAATCTGCCGGTGCGCCCCACGGCTTATTCTTTTCCAATGACTTATTGGATTTCCGCGCCAATACTATCTTTTTCAGCTTTGGACAGTCCATAAAGGCGTTCTTTTGGATATTCGATACCGTTTTCGGCACAAATACTTCCTCCAAATCGGGAAAACCTGCAAACGTATAAGATTCTATGAGATTGAAGTCACTGCTCTTGGGAATTTCAATGTAAGTCGATGACCCCTCAAAGAAACCTATATCATCCGAATTGGTATCCACAGTAACATCACTGTCCTTGCTATGGTCGCGACAATCCATAATCGTATTGATAAACGGCAAACTATCCCCTCCACTCTACTTCCGGCTCGTTATCCGCGCCCCACGGAAAACCTGTGATACTATCCTTGACCGCATGGAAGATAATCTTCCCCGGTGAGGTATCTGCAAAGCAATCCGCAGGTAAAGCCTTAACCGTACTGGGAAACTCTACGCTGCCAAGGTCACAGTTGCAAAAAGCCTTGCTTGCCACCTCGGTAACACCCTCTGGTACGGTCACCACTAACGGCGTTGATGGCCAGCAATCATTGAATATATAGCCACGAAGTTTCTTTGTTCCCTGCGGAATATTTACCGCAGGAATTTCCCCCGAATGATAAAGAAGGGCCACGGCAACCGCCGAAAGCCCTTTATCTCCTGTCGGCTCAACCGCAGCTCCGGCCGGCAATATTTCCATAGGTATCAAGTTTATCAGCATTACATCACCACCAGTTCAAATGTAATATCCATCGTAGGGGCTTGTTGCATAGCGCGGAGCGTGATATATCCATCTTCTTGATAAACGCACGAAATACAGGCTTGCGCCACCTGTTTATATATATCAATAGTGGTGTCATTAGGCAGACCAAGAAACATCACCGAATCTGCCTTGATGGCTGCGTTACTAAGCTCTGCCTCCTTGTTCTTCCAGCCACTAGCAGGAATTGTGAAGGTAAACGTGGTTTTCTGCACCGTAGCACCACCAGAGGAGTTGCCGGAACCCTTCGGCAGAACAAAGTTAAGCACGGCATTAGTTTCTGTTCCCGAATTGGTGACACTAGGCGTATCGCCCTCTGTAACCGTACCGATTTTCACCGTAGCAGCCTTGCCATCCGTACCTTTTTCGCCGTCTTTCCCCGGCGCTCCATCCGCGCCCTTCTCACCGGGTAAACCACGATCTCCAGTGTCACCCTTTGGGCCTTGTGCTCCATCTTTGCCCTTCAAGGATTCCAGCCATGCTGATTCCGAACCCACAAAGCCATTATCAAGGGCAATCTCATAGGCACTTCTACCGTCTTTGCCCGGAGTTCCCGTACCTGTACCGCTGCCCGTGTCCGTCACAGGCAATGTAAAATCAAGGACAGCATCATTTTCCGTACCTACGTTTACTACACGAGGAGCAGAGCCGGTAGACACCTTGCCAATCTTAATGGTCGCAGCTTTGCCATCCGCACCTTTTTCCCCGTCCTTCCCCGGTGTTCCATCTTTGCCGTTTTCTCCAGGTAATCCATTCATACCATCCTCACCTTTCAGAGAGTAAAGCCAAGATGATTCTGTTCCCGAAAAACCATTTTTTACGGCAATTTCGTAAGCAGACTTACCATCCGTGCCATTTTTACCATCTGCCCCCTTTAGCGAAGTCAGCCATTCCTGTACTGTGCCAGAAAATCCGTTATCCAAGGCTACTTCATAGGCACTGCGGCCATCTTTCCCCTGCGCCCCTTCACCTGTACTGCCCATGGACGAAGGGAATGTAAAATTGAGGATGGCATCGAGGTCTGTTCCAACGTTTTCCACGGCAACCTTATCGCCAATTTTCACATCGCCCACCTTGATTCGTGCCGATGTTCCATCGTAGCCACGCAAGGAAGATAACCAGCCCTTTTCATCGCCCTTAAAGCCATTATCCACGGCAATATCATAGGCAGACTTGCCATCTTCCCCTTTTAGCGTATAAAGCCAGTCTTTCTCTGTACCGGAAAAGCCCAGACTAACAGCGGATTCATAGGCAGATTTACCCGGTGCGCCCTGCTTTATACTGGAATAACTCGGCATAACAATATCCAGAACTACATCCGTAGGCGTTCCCACATTTTCGACTTTGAACTCATTTTCATTGGAAAACACAACTTTGCCAATCTGAAATGTAGCCGATTTCCCTGGAGAACCGTCCACGCCATTAGTACCGTCTTTGCCGTCCTTGCCATTTACGCCGTCAGCACCTTTTAGCGTAGCAAGCCAATTAACCTCCGAGGAATTGTAGCCGTTTTTCACCGCAATTTCATAGGCTGAAAGACCATTTTTTCCATCCTTGCCATCTTCGCCGTTAGTGCCGTCCTTCCCCGGTTTGCCATTTGCGCCGTTCTTGCCGTCAGCACCCTTTAGGGTTTCGAGAAATTCCTTTTCTGTACCCGTGAAACCATTTTCCCTGGCTATGTCATATACGGATTTTCCCACGGCATCTTTACCGTCTTTGCCGTCCTTGCCAGGTGCTCCAGTGTCCCCCTTATCTCCTTTTTCGCCTTTCAGAGAAGCCAGCCACGCTGATTCCGAGCCTGTAAATCCACGCCGAACTGCAATAGCATACGCTGATTCGCCGTCCTTACCTGGAGTGCCACTGCCACTACCTGTCGATTCCCCAGTACCACTTCCGCGATTCTCATATAGCCACCGCAGATTTTCCGCAATCACATCATACAAACCATTATTATCACCAGTAGCAAACGCTGTTTCCTTACCTGCCACACCGGCCTTAACGATATTGTCATCCTTATCTCGCTGCTCCAAATACTGAAATCCTGCATTAAGCAAATTTACCATCCTCCCCACTCTCAAAATATTCATAGGCATCAATTACATCGAGGAATACTCCGTCAAAATTTGCCCGAAGTATCAAATCGAGGTAGCTGTCATCCGTGCCGAACAAAACTTTTTTCCATTCATCCGTCCAATATTTGACCTTGTAGTTCCCTTCCCAGAACGGATTAGGCTCGGCTATCCATTCGCAGTAAGATACTGCATCTTTCCACTTCATGTAATTGGGGTCCGTTGGGTCATCACTGCCTGGCTTGTAATTACTCCACTCCGGATTCCAGTAAGTGCGATATACCTCGGCTTCCCCCAAGGACATATAACAGCAAACCAATCGTCTTGCCCCGTTGGGCTTATACCGCAGCCGTTGAATTTCCTCTCGTGTCATAACCTCGCCAAACGCCACGAGGTCAATGATAATGCAGTCAAACCACGTTTCGGAAAGTTTCGTCACATAATCAGCCTTGTCTTTGAACTGTGGGTCTTTATCGCTGTTTGGATTGAGCAGCAGCATGAAACTGTCCAAATCAGCAATCTTATAAACATCACGGGGCGTATGCGGAAGTTCGTAGGTCGGTATCTTTGTTAGTTCCCGGTCAGTAGCCACGCAATCCCCAAAACCTCTCCGCTTACATTCTTCAAAACTGTGCTTGATTTTCTCCGGCGACCAGCAATAGTCAATTACCAGTGACCTCACTCCGACACTTTCAGCCGTAGCCATGTATTTGTAAAAGTCCTCGCGGTATTCTGCCGGCGTTTCTTCATCGTCTGCTGCATCCCAGTTTATGTCAGCACCATAATTAACGTCCTCAACCGTAACCGCATCCACAACCTCACCCAGTTTTCTGGTATCATCTGCCGTCCAGCCGTGGTCTAAATCCTCGGTAAAAATAGCCACACCACCGTTATTGATAATCTGGAAGTCCGGATAATTACGGGCAACGGTATACCTGCGAATATCCTCGATAAGTTCGCGCATAGCATGACGATAATTCTTGGGCGTTGGTGTCGAAGTAGTTTTCGGAACAATTACAGGGCTTGCCACAAAAGCACTGCCTTTAGGTTTAGCCGTCTTATCCCATACAACCTCACAGTCCTGCGGTGCGCCCCAAGGAGCATACTTCGCCCACGTTTTTGCATCCTTCTTATCCATCGCAACCACAATACGTTTCAGCTTGGGACAATCCTTGAACGTATTTTTATCCATTATCGAAGTAACGCTGGGGACAAATACTTCTTCCAATTCGGGGAAATTCACCACCGAATACTCACCGGCTCCGCTCCATTCCTCGGTAAAGGGGAAAGACAGATATTTCAACGTTCCTGCCAGCACATCGCGGTCAAACGGCGTTGCCTCCTTGTTGCTGCTCCATATCGTATTAAAAAACATCAGCTATCACCATCCCATATCGCTTCCGGATTTCCTGTATTACCACCGTACCAAGGTGGGTCAAACCAGTCTCCTTTATAGTCAAACCAGCCCATAGAGCCATCCTTTATCGTTCCATACTTACGATGAACTACCATAGAACGCACAGCACAATCAAAAGCCCCATCGCCTATACTTTGTATGCTCTCGCCTATTTCCACGATAGCCCCGCCATCTTTTACATTCATTCCCGAAAAGGCATTTGCGCCGATTTTGCGTATGGAATCCGGCAGAATCACCGTATCGAGAACTGGCCCATCCATAAACGCGGCCTCACCAATTTCTTCCAATCCGTCCCCAAAGGTTATCTTGTTTAATTCCGCGCCGTAAAAAGCGTGGTGGTCAATTATCTTAACCCCGGCAGGAAGTACAACCTCTTTTACCGCACACTCGGAAAAGGCATACGGCGCAATATAGGTAAGTGTAGACGGCAGCTGCAAAACAAATTCCTCGCTCTCCGGCCAGAAATTGTAAAAGGCATATGACCTAATGCTCGTTACCCCTTCGGGAATGACATAGTAATCCAAATCCTTTGTGAAGTATTTACGAATATCTGTGCTGATGCGCAGGTTATTCTTCTTAGGAGGCGCAAATAGATTGCCAAAACTCACAACAGCAAGAACCTCACATTCACCGATTGGTCGGGAGCATCGCCAAGGCACTTGATAATGAAATACCCCTTTCCCTGCTCACGGCAGACAATATGTGCATCCGCAATGAGATTATAGACGGTTTCACTCGTGCCAACTTCCGGTTCCATAATGATTTCCGTTTCAGCGGTCAGCAGATTATCTTCAATACGATATTCCTTCTGACTGTCCCATTTCCCCGGCAGCAACGTCACTTTCAGCGATTTCTTCTGCATAAGCCCGGCATCTACCGTAATATCCTTTGAACCATCGAAATCAACACCGTTAATTTTCACAGGTGTACGGATTTTATCAGCCATATCAGAACGTTTGGCGTGTTCAACATTACCTGTAATATCGCCGTGAATCAGTCCCGACACATGAAATTCGCCACTATCATCCACCGATATTGAACCACTGGGCTTATTATCAATGCCACCATGAAAAGTAAGTATGCTGCCTATGTTACCAGTGGATATAGCTTCTTTTCTGCCGATTAGGGCTTCAATATTGGTAGCCGTTTGGTCAAGGGTAGCAATCAGCGTTTTCATTTCCCTAACTTTTTCCTGTGCTAAATCCACCGCACTTACGGTTTCGTCACGATAAGACTTCGCTTCATTCGCTGCATTTTGAGCCGTACTTGCATTTGACTTTACCTGCCCTGCTGCCTTATTCGCATCGGATAACGCCTTGTCAACCTGCGCGGCCAAAGCCTTTATATCGTCCAAATCCTTACGCGTAACTTCCTGCTGAAAGTTATCCAACATGGATTTTAACACCCGCAAATCCTCGGCAACAACGTCATATATCCCTGTATTATCCCCTGTAGTCAGAGGACTATCCTTAGATACCACACCTTCTGCAAGGATATTTCCTTTACTATCTCTTTGTTCTAATGCTTGAAATCCAGCCATAAAATCCCTCCTAAATCGTGCTTACAATGTGTGCTATGGAAAAGTCACAAGATATTCCTTCTGTTAGCACATAATTAGATGAACTATTTGCACCATAGTCTGTGACAATTTTCTTTACAGGTTTATCATAGCGATATTGGAATGACCTATAATCTTTTGTTGCTATTTTTTTGGGATATTCTCTGCAATCCTCATAAACCAAAAGAGGGAAATCGCCTGTTCCATCTGGGTTACAATATGTAGTATCAATACTAGATAAAGGGCTACCGTTAGCCTCATAATATTCAACCACTTTTCCTTCACTGGTTTTTATCTTTATCTCAACGTCATAAACCAGTGAGTATCCATTATCACTATGTTCCACATGATAAGCTACGTTCTCTAAAGTACCACTATATGTAAAAATACCAGCAAGAATAGCAATACCATCTTTTTTTACAGGGAATAATTCTACACCTTTATCATCATAATACCTTGTTACTGTTGTGGTGGAAGAATCTGCTAAATCCCCAGTCCTTTTATCTATTTTTATTCCCACGGTGGAATCTTCATGGACTATATGATTGAGATTTTCCAAACTTCCCTTTCCTTTTAATGTTTTTAGAAAAAGTCTATCCACGTTTTTTTTCATTTTTACACGAATCCCATTTTCTATATTCTTGAACTCATAGCCATAGGTGAAAACAACATCTTTTACTGCTTTTATCGTTGTCATAGCGGGCAGCCATATCGTCTGTGGGACCATTATTGAATCTGACGGCTCTATTGTTTGTTCCCATACATTTGATAAGCTGACACGGCATTTCTTGTAATCGTTAAATGGGCTGCCAACAAAGCAATCTTCAACGCCCCATCGGCATACGGAATCCTTCTCCGCAGGAATAATCGTTTCATAGCTTGGCCCACTTGGCAGTTTTCCTAACGGAGCAAATATATATCCATCGGTAACATCCCAGCTATCATGGAATAAACCAAGAAAACCGCCTTTACCTTCTTCCTCGTGATGAACTCGATATACTCCCCACATCTTTGCACACAAACACATATATAGCGCAGGGAAACCATCGGTTACATACAAACCATCCTCTTGCGGCGCATCTTTGATTGCCAGCATATTTTGCTTTGTTTGAACCGTAGAATAAAATGATTTCTTAAACGAACCCAGATACCCTTGATTATTAAACACGACATTCCCATCAGCATCCCTTAATTCAATGCCTGCTCCATGCTCCATCGGTGGAAAGTATTTTCGTGACCACTTGAAGTATTTTATAGGGCTTTCTGAATCGGCGGTCACATATTGATACCGTTTACCATTCCACTTTGTAACCGGGCTGATATAAAGTGTTCCATTTCGTATGGAATACGATATGGATTCAACGCCATCTTCTAATTCAAACCCATAAATTTCCCCTTCGTATGATACTGCGCTTACTTCTCCTTTTTCTACGATGTGCATAAGCCTTGTCGTATCGGAAAATAAAAAGACGTTATCCTTATTACGGACTTCTATGTAATTACTTGGAGTTGTACCAGCCATAAATAAATGTCACCTCATATACAGGGTCAGTCCCCTTTACTCCATCTTTGATTCCATGAAACCATCCTGTCAATAAATCTATATGCAATTTTTGGTATTTCCATTTTATCTGATTACCTGCGACACTAAGTTTTGACGGAAACATATACATATTATTCGTTCCTGCCGCGACCAGCTTTATATCCACAGGAATAATCGCTATATCTTTACCAATGATTCTATCATCTTGAATAAATGTTTGCGCCGAATCAGAACGTGTGGTAAAACTTCCCAAAACCTTAAAAGGGCGAGTATGGTCTAAAACCATATTCACCCCAAATTCATTCTTAAACTTAAAACCGGCTTTCATTACCATACCCCCAGTTTTACTCTTAGCACATTATTTTCATCGTACACCTTTATGAGATTATCACTGATTTCAACTCGTGCGCCACTGTCCTTGGTACGCAAAAGCCCTATCTTTGCGGATAACGCAGATAGTTCCTTGACATTAACTTGATTAGCAGAGATTGACCCTGCTGCCAATTTATCAGCCGTGATACTACCTGCTTTTATCATGCTTTCCGTGATAATATCATCGTCAAACTTGGTCTTGCCGGTGACATGGAGATACTTGCCATCAATGACCGTACCATTGGAAGTCATGTTTATCTGGTTGATTACATCGCCCTTTGCCACACGCGCATTTATGCCATCTACCAACTGGGTAATGCTTGAATAACCGCTTTTGGCAGGGTCAATGTTCAAATCCGTGATAATCTGCTGAATCTTATCGGCGTTAAGTTTTACATCCGAGGCCAGACCTTTGCGGCTGTCAGCAATCTTAAAGTCAATCTCATTTGCAACCTGTGTAATCTGACTGGCGGTTTTCGCTTGGGCATCCTGTACCTTGGCAATGATTTCCTTATCGGATTTTTGCAATTCAGCCAGACTTATATCGACATCTGCTAACTTCTTACCCGTATCTTTGAGGTCTGCCACGGCTGACTTAGCTATATCATCGAATTTATCCATGGATACCGAACCGTCTTTAATCCATGCAGGGTCAAAGGTTGGCTCGATAACAGCACTGAAAATCTGTGACATTTCCCCTTCGCCCAAGCGGTCATAGTAGCAAGCCTTTACATCATAAATCCCCGGCTTCTCCATCAGATTCAGCACTGGATTTTCCTGTCGGAACGACTTGGAATAACTCGTGCCGGTGACATAGAAAACAATCCCGCTTGCTCCATAGGGAAGCGGTGGTGCTACTATGCTTACGCCACGGGGAATCTTATTTACCGTGATTTCCGTTGGTGCTTTCGGCGCAGGATATTTGTATGACACTACTGCCGGATAACTTGCTTTCTTGTATGCGTTAATGGCATAGACATAAACCTTGCCGGTTCGGGAGGTCAGCGATACAGATAAAGACCTGTCCGTTGTTCGCCCCAGAAGCCCATCCGTTTCGCCAATCTTTGTATTTTTCCGTACCTCATAGTACACCACATCACTATCAGCCACATCATCCCAAGCAAACAGGAATTTTTCACTGAAATCATAGTGAAGATTCTGTGGGCAGGCCGGCACCGTGCTTTTCGGCGTGACCACGCACACACAATGCGGTGCATTGGCTTCTGACGAGAGCAGCCCTTCATCCGACTTCGCCTGTACACGGAACTCATATTCATCACCGATATGCACATTCGGTATCACAAGCGTTCCCTGCGATTCCCCAGCGGATTTCCACGGTGACAGGAAGCCGAGTTTATCCAGTGCTACCCCCGTGGGGATTTCCTGTACATCACTGGCTATGGCATTATTCGTCCGATAGGACACCACGGCAGTATTTACATCGTACCGCTTGGGTAGCTTAAATTTCACCACAATATCATAGGCAGTGCTGCCGTCCATCCGTGTCCGATACCGTGTAACTGCGGAAAGACCACTTACCTGCCCCGGTCTGCGCCGTTCAGTCGATGTATTTTCATTGGCCGGAATATAGTTATACCAACTGATGCCACCGCCTAAATCATCGTTATACAAATCCGGATTATACTGGCGGCCAGATATGGTAAACTTATGTTCCTCCGTTTCCCGAATCTCGGCAATACGGATAGGCAAATCTTTGAACACATCATGGTAACTAACCGTCACCACATCGCCCGGCTCTAAGTGCATTGCCTGGTAACCCGTGGTAAAACTGATTTGCAATGGACAGGCAAGGTTATAATCACGATAGAACCGCGCCAGCCGCAGGGCTTGATTCTGCGAAGTCACACCGTTTAACTGTACTTCCTTCGTAACCACTTTTCCCCGTTCCTTCTGGTCGGAAAAATCCTCGCATAAGCAGGAAACCGATTGCCAGTTATTCCGTGGGTCGATGATTTTCACCGCATACTTATTCGGCGTTTCCGAGAGTTTCAGCGGTGCTACAGACAAATCAGAGCAGTTATTATCCGTGAACCTGTATGATACCGGCTCCTGTTTTTCAATTTTCAGCTTGAATTTACCATGGGTAATGGTGAGATAAGCACAGAAGTTCGCAAGAATTTCCTGCAACCAGTTAATCGCCGAATTGCTCTGGTCGATTATCATGTTGAGTTCATAGCGTTTGGCCCTTACCACTACATTATCTGCATTGTGAAACTCGATGATTTCATCGCAGTAATCCGCCGCCTCACGCCATGAATCCTCGTCCAAATCCTCTGCCGTTACCCATTTGCCCAGACCATACCGCTTGGACAGCATAAAATCCCGCAGACAAAGTGCGGGATTCGTGGAATACACCGTCTTACCGGTGCGAATATCATATACTTTCTTACCGCGGATAATCGCCGAAACATTGGGATTGCCATTGAGTTCAGCCGAGGTATTGAAGTGCATATCCAGCCATGCAAGCTGCGGATAACCACCAACCTCATTGTAATTATCCGGTGCCTCACAATCATGGAAGGTGTACTTCGTACCGCCTGTTACCGTATCTGCGGTCAGCTTCAGCGGATTATTATAGCAATTTCCCGCCGTTGGCAGTTTCAAATCGCCCGGATATTTTGTGGTTGTTGCCGTAGGAAATGCCTCCCAGCCATCGCCCATCCGATTGATATAAGCAATGAGCGAGGATATATTCATCTGCCACTCATAGAACGAACCACTGCTGTTTGCATCGTCCTTATTGCAAAGATACACTGAATGATTTACCCCATTAGCCGACAGTGCCAACGTCTTATTCGTAAGTGAAACGGCTGCATCCGTATACTTCCTGTTCTGAATGGTGAAAACTGCTCCAGACTGCTGTCCTTCCGTGGGGATTAACAGGTCATTGGCACAGACACTTTCAATGCCATCAATGCCACCTTCGCAGAGAACAACGTGCTTATGCAGCTGATTCGCTTCGCTGTTCGTCTTATGGTAGGTCTGATTGCCGGTTACCTTGCGATAACCGTACACCACAGGGATAAGTCCATCCGATGACATAGTTTCCTGCGCCCGGTCAAAGCGTTGTACATCGGGAGACCCCATCGAACCCATGTCCATCTTCGGCTGATTAAATGCCGTCCACACCGTAGATGCAATGGCCGCACCCATGACCGCCGCACCGAAATGAGCCGTGGCAGACAGACCAAACATAGCCGGATTAAACCAGCCAAACGCAGCCAAGCCAAAGGACAACAGCATTTTCCCTACGCCTTTACCACCACTGCTATGACCGAACAACTGCAAATCTATCTGAAAATCATCCGCTACAAAAGGCTTCAACAGCTCTCTGTCATGTGCCCTGTCCGAAAGAACATTTCTCGCATTAAAATCCACGCTCTCACCTCTTATCTGTATACGGATTCAAAGGGTATTGCCGGGAATCCACTGTAATGCTTCATATTCCCATACGCCTTGCACCGTTCAACCGTCTTATTGCAGCCACGAACTAAAGCCGCTGACTTTCCCACCGTTTCATGGGCAAAGCCCACATTTACCGTCACCGTATTGCCACTGGAGGACGAAACCACCCGTGATTCCCCTTCCACGCTGATAACGCCGTCTTTCCAGTAATCCTTATCGTGACTTACGCTTAATGTCAGCGTATTACCGTTTCGCCCTGTCACCGCCACATCTTCACGCGCAAGGCTCATACCACATTCACTGTCCCCGAACTCACTGTTACACGCAAGGCGATAATTGCGGTTAGGACAGTTTATCTCCGGCATCCGCGCATTGATTTTCGCCGAAAGCATCCCGTTACTGAATGACGGTTCATCAATGAAACCACTGAATACCAACTGCACCGCATTGGCATTTTTTAGGCTGTCCGGATATTGAATCCGCAGAATAGTAGCCGTGCATCCACGGAAGTCAAAACCGTTCATCACGAATTGCAGCATTTCATAAGAGCAGTCAGCCAAGGAAATTTCCACAGCATCATTGATGGTATCAAGGTTTCGCCCTATATCCCCGCGCTGCACCGGCACCGCCAAGTACGTTTCACCGGCAAAGGTGATGTTTTCATCACAGGCCGCCAGTCTTGTAACCCCCGTCCGCAGATTCAGAATGTACAGTTCAATGAAAAACGGATTATTGCTCTCCTTGGCTTTTGCCATGCACACCGGTAGAACAATACTCATGCTTTCCTCCGGAAACCGCACTTAAAGCAGTTTTTCCACATCGGACGATGATAAATCGTAGATTCGCTTTCGCCCTCCACCGTAGGAACTTCCATTGCCAGCATTTTGCCATACTCCAGATATATTCCCATGTGTATGCAGCCGTTTATCTTAAAGACCACCACATCGCCAAATTTGAGATTTTTCATATCCACCTTGGTAAAATTCCAAAGCAGATATTCGTACAATCTGCGCCAAAATCGTGGCCTTGCATACTCATACTCTTTCGGATACGGCTTTCCATCATCGAATGTCTGTGGCCAGCCATGCTCCTTATAGAAAAGCTGAACCAGACCAAAGCAATCACATTTATCAAAATCATTCCCGGCATAACCATGTTTTATACCGATGAATTTACTTATATTTTCCATCAGACAACCTCCAATTCCATCTGACATTCATAGCCAATGATAGTTTTTAATTCGCGCTTGTCCTTTATCTCCAATTTATCGGGGAATACCACCTTTAGCACCTCGCCATTATAACGGAAGGTCAGCGGTACCCGGCAATGAGCATTGAACAAGCGTATCAGCTTGTCGCGCTCTGGTTTCAGCCCCGACCACTTCCCCGTAATCATCCGAACAGGTTTCGTCTGCCTTGCCCTGCGCTCCGTGCGCTGTCCTGCGGTCACAAGCTGGGTATGCCAGTCGAATACCTGGTCCGTTTCACCGTATGGCGCAGGTAGTTCATCCGTTTCAAGCGCAGCAGGATAAGCCGTTACCTGCCGGTCAACCTCCAACGCCACCTCACAGGAATACGCCTTAATAACGCCGTTCTCACGCTTGCACCGTGGATTTATCGCCTGTGCGAAATAGCAGACCTCGGTCACCCCATCATAGGTAAAATAAAAAGGCTCTAAGAGCCCCTTGTGTCTGTCATAAAATTTAACCAGGTCCGCAAGCTGCAATCCACTTACCGTAAAACTATAGGTTTTCTTCGCATGAATCCTGCGGCGGTAATACTGCTTCGTATAATTTTCCGATGCCATTGCCTTGGAATCCCATTGATAGCCAATGGTCACATCACCGTATGGCGTAAACTTGAAAACTTCCATGTACATACCTCCGTTTCTTCGTTGTTTACTAATAGATAGCCCTTGCCCCCTACCCCATAGCTTCCTCACAATTTCCCAGAAAAGAAACCATGTATACTATGGAGCACATGGCAAAGAAAAGAAATCAGAGCATAGGGACTTGCACCCTACACCCTTAATAAAAAAAAGCAGGGTTTTCGCAACCCTGTTTCGGAAATTTTTTCTTTTTTGCAGGAGTTTCCGAATCATTTGTTGAATACCCTCATGGGATTTCAAAGAATGATGAAAGGGGAAGATTATATGAAATTAAAACGCGCAATCGCCATGTTAGTTTCAGTTGTGGCGATTTTTGCTCTTGTAGGATGCGGAGGTCCTAAGACTGTACAGAACCAACAAATGACTCTAAACCTAGCCTACGGTGATAAAACCGGCACATATAGCGGCGAAGTCAATGACCAAAACATTCCAAATGGCAAGGGTAAGTTTGAAACTAAAAATTCAGCTGGAGAGCCTTGGGTATACGAAGGAATGTTCAAAGATGGACATTTTGAAGGTCAAGGAAAAACCACATGGCCAAATGTTAATCAGATTGAAGAAGGGACCTATTCTAATGACCGCTTGAATGGTCAAGGGAAAAAGACCGTAACTATCAATGGCAAACAAGATACCTATGAAGGTGAGTTTGTTGCTGGTCTCCCAATGAAATCTGAAACAGTTGGACTTAACACTGATGTTTCATATGCAGAATGGACTTACAAAGTTACCGATGTAAAAACACAGAAAACTGCCGGCAATAAGCAGGCTTCTGGTCAATATCTCATTTTGACAATGGATGCTCAAAATAACGGTCAGCAAACTCGTCAGCCTGGTGGTGGAAACTTCTATGTTCTCGCTGATATAACTAATGGCAGAGTATTCCAAATGGATACCGATGCACCTCTGCAAATCAGACTGACAACAAAAGCCTTTAATACTCCATGGTTCTTGTCCGAAGTAAACCCAGGTAACAAAGCTGTTGGCTTCTTGGTTATCTTTGATATACCAGAAGATGCAGATATTAACAATCTTGTCCTTTTGCCTAACCAAAGCAAAGGCGATGTTACCCCAATTAAACTCCAGAAATAAAAAAAGCCCCCATCAAAATGATGGGGGTTTATTGTGTCTAAATCAGCCTTTACTAGCAACCCTGTTCAGAAAAATATTATCCTACCTGTCGATTTTCTTTTTGTAGCGGATGTTTACCCCTTCGATAAGGAATTCTCGCAGTTTCTCATTGTCAAATAACGCGGATGGCGTACAGTCCTCTGGGTATTCCTCTGGTATCCAGTCCGTATACAAATTGAACGCCAGCATAATGGTACGCCTTGCTAGTGGCGTAACCCAGGCATAGGACAGACAGGCAGGTTTAATTTCATCGTTTTCAAAGTCGAATATATCACGGATGTGTTCTCGTGTTACCTTTAATAAACCAAGCAGATACACCAGTGCCACCCTCTTTGGTTCTGCTTTGTGCCAATAACCGTAATTTCCAATGAACTCTTGATGCCCTAGACTGCTATACTTACTAAAGTATTCCATCCTTACCCCTCCACAAAATGCGAATATACAAAACATCCCACACCTTGAATAAGATGTGGGATTTCGTAGTTTTAGCCTTTGATGGATGCCAGAACATCTTCTGCGGTCAAATTGTTTGCTGCCATGTATTCAGTAAGTTCCTTGTAATCATCAGATGCCTTCTTAGCTTTCAACTCGCCAAGTTGGGATTTGAGAGCCTTAATTTCATTCTGCTTCTTCTCAATCTTTGCTTCGATAGCACTGATTTTTTCTTCGTAGTTTGCTTTTCTTGCCATTATAACATTCCTCCTAAACAAATATAGCTACATTTTAAGATAAAATCGCTAATTTATCAAGTATTTTATCTACAGGAAATAATCGACTTATATTTGCTAACATCAAATTGGTTCATTCTTACCATTTGATACTGCCGTGAACGTCCCTGTTTCCGACGTGTAATTTACCATGCAATTCGCTCCATTCCCCATAATAACTACATGGTAAGATTCTATCTTTGCACCTAAATCCGTGTTTATTAGGAGTTGTAATTTTTCTTTACCTAAATTTTTTGCTCCATCTAAGTCAACACCATTTGCTCTAAAATCAAACGATACCATGAACGTATCATCGCTCATTAAGGAAATCGAAATATTTTTTGCTTCTGGAATAACGGACTGTACTTTCTTAGCAATTTCTTTCTTTGTTGGTTCTACAAGTTTTATTTTTTCTTCTGTTTCCTTCATCAATTTTTCAGCAGCTTCCTTGTCAGCCTTTTCCTTTGACTCCTGCTCTAATTTCGCATTTTTCTCTGCTTCTTCCTGCTCTGCTTTAGCTTGTTTTTCGGCCTCCTCTTTCGCCTTCTTGTCGGCTTTTTCCTGTGCCTCTTGCGCCTTTTTTGCTTCCATAGCGGCCTTTTCTTCTGGCGTAGGTGGTGGCATAAGGACAAAGCTCAAAACAATAGCTACTGCACCAGCAATTCCAAATATTTTTTTATCCTTCTTCCTAAACCAACGCCACAAAAACACTAACCACGAAATACCTCCCGCCAAGAATAATAATGTTGCGAATCCTCTCAATTCTTATTCCTCCCTATACTTCAATCCTTAATAAGTATTCGTTGCACGTCTTGCTTTTCCTGCAAAATAAAAAAATGACCTCCAAGGATTTCTCCCCAGAGGTCATTTTTCTTACCGGAACCCCATCCGCTGATTCCTTCCCAGAATAGCGTTGAGTGCCCGTGGGTTCTCTGCTAGTGCTTTCATCACCTGTTCCGAAGATGCCTGCGTATTGAGCACCACCAGTCCACCACTATTCCCGTCCTTGCCCATGTTCCGCAGCAAATCCGTCTGCTGTGCCATAAGGCTTTCCATCTTGGCATTGGGATTATCACGGTTCAGCACTTCGGCTCTCCTTGTCACATTCGTGGAAATATGCGGTACATACGGCGTGGGGGAGATTGCCCCACCCGTGGCGTACTTGCCGTAGTTCATGCGGTCAAGGTTATCCTTGCCAATCCGCTGCGTGGCTTCGGCGGTCATCACATACTCACCGTTGGAAAGATACACGAATCTGTCCTTGTTGCCGATGTATGCGAGGATGGAATCGCTCGTACCCGTGCCAGCCCCAGAGATTGCCCCTGCGGTCTGTCCGCCGGATGCGTAGCCGGGAATTGAACCGCCTGTAGCCTTGCCCGGTATATCACCGCCACCTGCGAATTTCAGTCCCCAACGCACGAACAACGCCTGTAGCTGAATTTTCAACAACTGTTGTAAAGCAAATTTGCCAATATCAGCCCAGAGTTCCTTGAAGGATTCACTAAAGGATTTCCCTGCGGTCAGCACATTGGAGAACATATTAACCGTGCCATCGAGAATCATCTTATTGAATTCCAGCTCCACCTTGCGGATTTCCTTTTCCTTCTCCGTAAGTGCTCTCGTGGTTTCATTGACCTCTTTCCGCGTATCCTGCTCTGCCTGTGTACCTACGTTTGCCAGCGACTTCCATTCCAGCCCCAGACGTTTGACTTCGGTTTCCTGCTTCGTGATTTCATCGGTCAAAGCCTCGTTGCTGCCACCACTTGCCTTGGCTTTCAGTTCCTCCAACTTGTCTACCGCCGCCTCATACTCGGTCAGCTTGTTTTCCCGCTGAATATCGCCGTCCTTCTTCGCCTCCAGAGCCGCAGCCTGCTTGCGTTCCAACTGGTCACGCAGAATATCCCGTTGGGCTTCCAAGACGTCCCTGTTGCCACGAGGGTTATCATCACCATAGGGATGGGCGAGTTCATAGTCCGTACTCATTTTTTCCATGAGGTACATATCCATTTCATCGGGATTCATGTACCCTGCCGCCTTTTCCCACGCTTGACGCTGTTCCTCGATAGCTTTCGTGGTCTGCAAGATTTTCTGCCGGATTTTTTCTTCGTCATCCACCTGTTTCTTGAAGGAATCAACACCAGCTAGGTCAGCCAATGCTTTTTTCTCGGCAGGAACCAGCTTTTCCCATGTAGTTCCACGCTTTTCCAGCATTTCCTCAATATCCTTATGGGTATTCAGAAATGCCTTGATGCCCTTCTGCGTAGAATCCAGAGAGGTTTCCAAAATCTGCTTGGCTACCTTATGGGATGCCAGTTTCAGTTCTGCCACCGCAAGATTAGCCCTGTCTTGCCCAGCAGTCCCGCCATTGAGGAAATCTTGGGACTTGGCTTTCCATGTAGCTATATCAGCACGTTCATTGGCTCTCTGTTCCTCCCAAAGAGCCTCTTGATACGGGTCAAGCTGAAAATCGTTGATGGACTTCGGCTTTTTCTTACCGCCGCGGACACTCGTGGTATACGGCTTGCCGGCCAGTTCATTTACCGAGATAACCCCTTCGATACCGGAACTTGCAAAGGCAGTTTCCCAGTTCGTACCATAGTAAGCCGATTTTCTTCCCTGTCCGGCTGCCGCATAATAACCTTCGCCATTTTCACCAATCATAATCACATGACCGGCCTTGCCACTGCCATCGGTATTCGTCAGCCCAATGTCACCGGCTTTCGGGATATACGCGCCGGATTGCACCTCGGAATACGGATGGAACGCATAAGAAGCATTGGTGCTCCAGTCCGGTGCCCATGCACCGAGATTATTTACCGTATCCTCGTCCACCCCGGCGTTAATCAAGGCTTTCTGGATAAGCGTAGTGCATACCTTCTGCGTAGCATCGCGCCAAGAAGAACCGCCGTAGGCTTGTCCCAGTTCAGCCTTGACACCAGCGATGACATCATCATTGAACGAACCGGGCAGACCGAATTCGTCATCCTTACCGAAATCAAAGGATGCTTTCTGTGCCTGGTAATTCTTACGCACCTGTGCCACATAGCTGTCACTGCCGCCGTTATACGCACGGACAGCTTTCCAGAGTTCACCCGTACTATCGAACTTCTCTGCCAAAAGACGTACTGCCGTCATAGCATTGTTCAAGGGTACTGCAATATCCCCGGTGCCAAAGCGTTCTGCATCAGCGCGGGTTACCTGGAACATACCGAAATGACCGGAGCCAGCGTAATCCTCCAGAAGATTACCATTGGCATCATATTGGCGAATCGTGGTATCACCGCCGGATTCCCGTGCGGCAATGGCACGGAGCAAAGGTTCGGTAAACTGATACCGCTGGGCAATGTCAGACTGTGCCGCCTCATGGATTGCCGCCGAAAGTTCGTCCTGCGAGTAATCAATGAGTGTCTTTCCGTGGTGTCCTTTACCGGATTGCTTGGTCTTGCCATAGTTATTGTTATCCGGCGTAGCCGTAGAATCCGTCTTAGCTGCCTCGGTTTCGACATTGGACAGCCTTACCCCGGCTTCTTCTACAGTTTTCTCCTGCTGGGCAAGCAGGGATTCCAAATCGGCTTCCTTTACCTCTAACGCCGCCAGTTCCTGCTCCAGTACATCCGTGTTTCCGTTCTCTTTGGCACGGGATACCGCCCTGTCCTTTTTGGCAGCCCACTGGTTGTAGTTTTCACTGGCCTGTGCCCTCACGGCATCCACGCCACCAAGATTATCCACCGTCCAATCATCCAGCCAGCCGGAAACACCTCGTCCATCCTCATGGTAAGTATTAGCCATAGCCAGCAGTTTATTGGCGGTTTCCATGCCCTTTACCGCAGTCTTATACTCCGTGTCGTTAATGACCGTATTCAGCCAGCCCCACGCCGTTCCCGTGGCTTTCACCTGCTGAATTTCCTGTTTCAGCCCTTCAATTCTCGCTTTCAAGGAACTCAACTGGGTCTTGGTCGCTTCGGCGTTTGCCTTGGCTGTAGACAGATTATCTTTCTGCTCCTGGACATTCTTGCCCTTTTCCTTCTCCATGTATTCCTTGATGGCCCCGACCTTAAAACCGTTGTCATCAATGAACTGCTTGGCATCGGTATGGAGGATTGCCGCAATGGTTTCTTCCATATCCTTCAACTGCTCCTGCTTTGCCTTATATTCCTCGCTGCCCTCGGACACCGTAGACAGGCTCTCCTTGACCTTGTTATACGCTTCGGCAACCTGGAGAGCCGCCGTTTCTCTGCGCTTGGTCTGGTCAAGTTCCTGTTCTGCCGTTTCAATCTTTCTTTGCAAAGCATCGGCAGCATCACTTGCCGCATTGGCTTCTTCCCCCTCTGCCATCGCCGATAACAAAAGGTCAGCCCCAAGCGTAGCCGCGATGGTAGCCACAATGGTCATTGGACCGCCGAGAACAGCTATAGCCGTAGACAACGTGCGGGAGGCCACCGTAGCTACCTTTTCTGCCGTGGCAAAAGCCGTAGTCGCAGCCGTGCCTATCCGCATAGCTACCGTTTTACGTCCGATTGCCCCAGTTGTTGCATTTTCTGCAACAGCTTGACGAACAGATGCCCCGGCACTTGCCGTTTTCGCGGCGGTATTCGCTGTGGTCTGTGCGGTATTCCCTGCGGTCACATTGGATTCCGTTGCTTTGGCTGCGGATGCGGCACCGGTGCTTGCTGTGTTGCCTCGTTCAGCAGCGGTATTTGCCGTCTTACTTGCGGTATTCGCATCAGTCTGTACCGTGTTAGCCCCTTGGGCTGCGCTATTCGTCTGGAGAGCAGCGGTTTCCTCATTGATTCCCTGGGTATTCCGGCCTGTCCCCAATACGGCTGCACGTTCCGCACCTTTGGCTCTGCCAGCCTCCTTGGAATCGGTGTACATATCCCCGAAAAGACCTTCGACCTTGCCGCCTTTGCGGTATTCCTCGCTCATATTCCAAGTGGTTTTCATAGCTTCCTTTGCCGCAATCAGCTTGCCAATCCCTGCCGATGCTGCCTTGATTGCCACCAAACCGCTTACAACGTAGCCCAGATATTTTGCCAAGGACAATACATTGGTCTGACCTTTACCTGCTTCCTCGCTCAATCTGCGAAGTCCGGTTGCAATATCACGAATCTGCGTAGCGAGCCACTTCATCCCATCGAAACCGCCGGACTGCCCCAGCGTAGCAATGAGATTCACCGCCTCTGCCTTGGCCTGTTCCATCTTACGCTTGATGGTATCCAACTGGACAGCAACCTGTTCATCCGCAAAGCCCTTGGTCTTGCCATCGTTAAGAACACCCTGCATACGCAGAATTTCCTTGTAATTTTTGAGGATAGCGGAAATCTTGGAATACTGATATTTACCACCGGCCAGCGTGGAGAGGAACTTTGTCGTATCCTTTTCCGTAGAACTTACCGCAAGGGAAACATCGAGAATTTGCTGCTCCAAAGACCTAACGTGTTCCTTGCCGTCCGTCCCCAGTTCCTTCGTCTTGATGCCCCAGAGATTCAATGCCTTTTCAGCCTTTCCAGAACCCATAGTCACAAACAGGGACTTCAATGCCTGTCCGATTTCATTACCAGAACGCGCCGTTGTACGGACACCGGTTTCCACCAATGAGGTGAAGAAGGAGAAACTAATCCCTGCCTGTGCCGCCGAAGCACCGGCCACCTGTATTGCCTGGGAAATATCCTGCCCGGATGCAGCACCACTATGAGCAGCCCTCGTCCAAATATCAATGATTTCCGAAGAACGGGTTATGAGGTCATTGGTATCTTCCGTCTGCAAATTCCACTGCGACATGGCGGCTTCAAGACCTTTCGTGGCTTCTTCCATGGAAAACGCATCAGCCACCGCCATCTTCGCTGCCTGGTCAGTGAATATCTTGGTATTGATTACACCGTTCTCCCCTTGGCCATACATACGACCAATGGATTTCGCCGCATCCAATACTTCATCCGTAGCTTGACCATATTTACCGGCTATGCCAATGAAATCCGTCATTGCCTGGTTCATCTTTTCCAGCTCATTGGCATAGCCAACGGGGTCAGAATCCTTCATATGCGGATTCGCTTCGATGGACGGAATAACCTGCCGGATACCGGCCATACGGTAGTCAATGTTAGACATTTCGTTTTCCAGAGCCACCGGCGCACCAGCCGCAATACCAATGGCTGCACCCGTGGTAATCCACTGCATATGCGACATCGCTTTCCGTGCAAACTCGGATTGTGTACGGGATGCCCCCTGTATACTGCGCTGATACCGGTCATATTCCTTTTCGGTCAGCCGCAAGGCATTACGCGTTTCCGCAAAAGCCCTTAGATTTTCCTGCGTAGGTGCTTTGCGGTACGTTGCATAAAGTGCCTCACAGCGGGATTGCAGACGGCGAAGCTCCTGCTCATACGAGCGAACCTCTGTAGTCTGATTGCCAAGATTCTGGGCAAGTGCCGAAGAATCCCGTGCAGCCGTGGATGCCTTATTGAACGAAACCGCATTATCGTAGTTCAGCACCGGAGAAACCGGAGCCATCGACAACGCCTTTTTACCACCAAGGACCCGCAACTGCTCCCGGTACTCATTGGTTACCCTCTGGGCTGCCCTAAGTTCCTCGTCCGTAAGCTGCTTGCCACGGGAAATAGCCACGCCCCATTTTTCAGCATCATCCTTGACCTTTTTCCATGCGGATTCAAAGGCTGCATTGCCGTTATATTTGCCATTCTGCGCCGCAACACTTGCTTCTACGCCCTTCCGGGTTTCCGCAACATTTCTGCGGATGCTCTCGCTGGCCGCCACCTGTTCACGGATAACTTTTGCGTAATCCGTCCATCCCTGCTTGCCAAAGGGATTCTCTACGGTTTCAAAACCGTACTTCTGGAGCGTTTCGTTGGAACTATTGACGATGGAACGATATTTGCCATAGGTACTCTGTGCCAATGCCTTATGGCGTTCCAACGACCTGTCATATGCTTTCAGTGCGCTGTCCTGCGCCCGGATGGCAGCGGTAACCTCGTCAAACTGGGCTTTTGCCTTTGCTCCCAAAATCTTATCAATGTCCAGATTCTTGATGCGCTGCATTTCATCCTTGACCGCCTTAATCTGCGAAAGGACAACATCGATCGTCTTGGTCTGGTTGGAATCAGCGATAACAACCTGCCCACCACGCATGATGACTTCTTTTTCCTTGTTGAGTTCACGGAGCATCGTCCGGAGCGCGGTCATATTCTGGGTAAGGCTCTCGAACCCTTCATCAATCCCCTTGCCCCCCAAGGATAACTTGTCGGCTTCCTTAGCGGCATCCCGGACTGCTTGGGCAAATCTCTTAGCCCCGCCAGCAGCAGATTCAAAGCCAGCCTTAGAGCCGAAGTCAGACATTGAATGATTGAGTTCCTTGAATGTATCCTCGAACCCCTTTATGTCCGTCCGGATTCCTTCCAAACGGCGTTTGAAGTAATCTACGTTGAGTTCGACTGTATATTTCAGTGTTCTGTTGTTATCAGCCAAGTTTTATCACGCTCCTTAAAATATCGCCCACGAGGTTCGCCCCTGTTGCTTCTCTGTACCGTCTTACATATAAACTACCGTGTTCTCCTCTAAAATTGCTCTACGGCTTTCCTACGGTTTCTGTGAATATTTGTATGGAAAAATTGCATTTTGGATAATAAAGTGTTATAATAATGTACATTGTTACACTCAATTTCATATTGCGACATTATTGAATCACTTTCCTACGCTGAAAAGCGGTTTGTGAACCTAGCATTATTGCCAATGTGGGGGGTAGTCAGCTGCTTCCTTGTTCCCTTGCACTCAATCTAACAACTGCAACGCGGTTAAGGACGTAGAGGACAAACAATTATTTTTTTGGAGGGATTCTCATGGAAAACATGGAAAATGGCGCAATCGCAAAAGAACTTATGGGTAAACTTATTGGAGCAGAGCAGATTCTTTTTCTTCTGACCAAGACCCATGACAGTGAGTACACAGAAACTATCGAGATTGTACGCAGTACACTTGCAGAGGCCATGGCACTTGCTGACGTAATTGAGTAACAAGATTCGGCACGGATTTATTTCCGTGCTTTTTATTTTTTCACAATTTACCTCTTGCAATGATAATTTGAAAGTGCTATAATATGTACTGCGTTCTGATGAGAGAACGTGGGTCTGTAAAAATACATAACATCCTGCCCTCTAGAACACAATCATATAAGGATGTCTCAAAAATATAATTTAATCTAAATGAGAAAACGATATTCGATACTTTTCAAACTACTTATTTCAAATGGTTACAAAGTAACTTCAAGTTTTTTCAGCAAATAATATCATATTATGATATTGAGATTATATTTTATATGTGGAGGCGTTTTTATTATGGATTACAGTTACGATTATGTGTTGAGTAAGGTATGGACGAAGATTGCAGGTGTAGAGCAGGTTCTCTCTTATGTCTGCAACGAGGGCGATGAAGGCTACGAAGTAATTGACAACGCTCGCGAAACTCTTATAGATGCCTTAGAACTTATTGACAAAGTTAGATAATAGAAATACCAAGACACGGTTCAACGCCGTGTTTTTTTATTATCCGTCTTTAATGCACATTTGTACTTTTTCAAAAAATCTGCCCTAAATTTCCACATGAATTCAAACTTTGTGGTATAATGCGCCCTCCCCTGCAGCCCATAGGCACAATCCCCGTAAAATCAAAGTTTTTCAAAAAACTGCCCCGTTTTTCCTCGTGACAAAAAATTATTTGCTATCATAGATACCATAAACAGGGAAGCAAATTCCCCCAATAAAATAATTATATCGGAGGTATCTATTATGGATAGTGAAGTTTTAGACCGGGTTTGGACAAAAATTGTAGGCGTAGAGCAGGTTCTCTCTTATGTAAGCGATGAATGTGATGAAAATTACGAGGTCATCGCTAATGCCCGTGATACGCTGCTCGATGCCGCAGAACTTATTGACAAAGTTAAATAACGGAAACCCAAGGGACACGGCTTACCGCCGTGTCTTTTTTTATTCCCCCAACAAAGCCCTAATAGCATCGTCACCTTCCAGCACCCCATTCGTGGATTCCCCATTAAGTGCTGCCTGTTCCTTCTCGGCGTTCTCACTAAGCCCCACCAGCAAATCCTCCATCTGGTTAATCCGCAGATTTTCAATGTCCTGCATCGTAAGGCTTGTGTTCTTGACCAAGGATGCAAACAGATTACGCCAATGCGTTTCCTCGCCGGCCTTTATTTCCGTTTTTTTTTGAAGGTGGACAGACCAAGGAGCAGTTCTACAATCTGCGCCGCGGTTTCCAGGTCCAGCCATTCGTTAATCTGTTCCCTCGTTTCCCGGTAATCCAAAGCCAGCTCCACGATTTCCATTACATCATCCGCAAAGCCGTTATCGAAGTTCACCCGCCCATCCGGCAGCACATCCACTTCGCCATCATCGTCAATCACCGGTGCCATCGCATACAGAGCAAACGAGCCGGGGTCATACTTCGTGGTAAAATCCGTAACCGTCTGAATATCCTTGAACCGTGCCGAGTAAACCTTATGCTTCTTACCGTATCTATCGCGTACCATGCGATAAACGGACAGGGTATTTTCCTCATTCTCCATCAAAATCACTCCCATTTTCACGCTCTGTGGTATAATATAAAAAAGCAAGCGATTAGCCCCTCGCCCTCTATTGGCGGGGGATTGTTAGTCGCTTGCTTTTCTTTTACGCCATTATACCTGTATACCATTGCACCATTATAACGGTGTAATGAATCTTCATTATTCTACTTCTTCAATCCTTAAAATATCTTTCATAAACAAAGTCACCAACGGGCTATTATCCGCATAGACATCATACGCCCATTCATCATCTTCTTCTGCTGGATTATGTAAATTGACAACATACGAATCACCATCCCATAACGTGAGTTTTGCCTTATGATGATTCTTCTGTATAGCGATTAGCCTTTTCAACTTTTCTTGTGAATTCATAGCCCATACCTTTCACTCAATAACATTGCTATGCTAGTGATTTCTACGCCTCTCCTGTTTTCTCCTCCTCAATCAATAGTATAATTGTATGACTGTGTACCATTACACCGCTATACAATTACACCGCTATACAATTACACCATTACAACGGTGCAATAGAAGAAAAACGGGCTTCAGCCACGAAAGCCAAAGCCCACCTTCCTTAGTCCTTCACCTTGGAAATGGTGACCACCGCAAAGTCATCGTGACCATCGCCGGGGTCAAGGATATTCACGGTCAGCTGCGGCGTAGAAGCCTTATCACGAGCCGTTTCCATATCGAACTTACCGTCACAACGCACACGACGAGCATAGATGTCCACCTGGTACTTCGTACCATCGGAAGATTCCGTCTGGAACATCCAGTTAAACGTTGCTACCTCCGGCATTGCATTTTTCAGCATGGATGCCTTTACTGCGGTATCATCGTCAGCCTTGTACCACACTGCATACTCACCTGCTGCCGCATCTTCGGCAAAGGTTACCTTACCATCAGCACCAACGTTTACCTTGTCAGACTTCGCCCCGTCCGGACCCAGAATCGCAATGACCTCTACGCCAGACAGCGTTTCACCGGTCACCAGTTCCGTGGATTCCTTCGTGAGCAGCACACGATTGGTGCGCTTGTTGCCAGCGTTCGTCACATCAACGCCCTGTGCAATCGCCAGCTGGGACAGCTTGAACTCTGCATTGGTAATCTCGATGTTACCTTCCTTCTTGGAAATGAAGGTGTACAGAGGGAACAGGGAATCACCGCCGTACTGGTCCTCGGTAGTGGCATTGATATTCAGCTTCATGCTCTGGGACGTAGTAAGTTCCAAGAGTTTACCGGAAACCGTATTCAGAATACCTTTACCGATACCATGCAGAAGCAGGCCCTTATTCAAGATGTTATTAAGATTAGCCATGTTTCACATCACATTCCTTTCTTAGTTGAATACCAGCGGCATAAATTCCAGCCGGTACTTAAATATATCCTTGATTCCAGAGGTTCTTTGCCCCTCGGCGCAAACACGCTCGTCAAAATGCTCGTGCATAAGGCTGACAATCCTCTCTCGTATCGCTGCGGTGCTTGACCGTCGTTTCGTATAAATGTCAATTCTTAGGATGCCCTTATTCATGTAAGCATTTTTCGTTGTATTTGCATCGACGAAATAGAACGCAATGAAATTCAAATCACTTGGTTCAAATTCATCTACCTCTTGGTCCCTGCGCCGGAACTTCAAGGCAAATCTCCTGTCCTTGTCCGGGTGAAACGGAATCCCCGGCTGCGGATTTTCAATGTTAAGGCATTTTCGGAGCAAATCATCCTCGGTAAAAACCTTGGCAAGTTTATCCGTATACTGAAAAGTATTCACGTTCCTTCACCTCTCATAACGTACCTGTCGGCCATGTGACCCAAAACATTGTACAGGTCATCCTCCATCGTCGCTATCCTTGCTGATTCGCCGGATGCAGCGGTTACGTTATCCCGGATAATATGCTGTCCCTTGATGGGACTTACCTTCTTCCACGGCTTGCCACCCCCGGCGGTTTCCCATTCGAGGTTCAAGCCATGAGGCATGGCTATCGAAGAACCCTCATGGAAATTACCGTCAAGGTCATAGTAAGGACCACGGCTGCGGATTTCGTTGCCGCTCTCGTCATTGCCCGGCGGCTTGCCACGCTCTTTATTCCATAACTCGCTTCGTTTGTAATCCGGCAAATCCGGATTTTCTTTTTCATCATCCATTTTCGAGCCGGAGCCATGTTCGAGAATCCACATCTTTTGCCCCTGTGCCGTGTATTCCCCACGGACAACATCGTAATCATCCTTGACTATCTGGAAGTCAATCTCGGCATTACCTTCCGGTCTTTTATGCTTTGACCAGTCGGAACGAATATCTGCCATGATACCCTTCGCCGTCTTTTCCATCACGCTTGCCAGTTCACTCATTAGCGGTTATCCTCCGACACCTGCACTTCCAAAAGATTTACATACTTGGCCGTATCCACGTTTACCACGTTGTAGTTTCTCCCATTAAGTCGAATCCGATACAGGAGGTCAATTTCAATGTCTGGCCGCATGATAATCTTCTTTACGGTGGTCTGGAGTAGACCTGCATCATACTGTTTCATGGATGCAGAAATATCCGTGAAATTCACAGGCACATTTTCCGCGATGGTTACCGCCTTTTGTTCCACGAGTTCATAATCCTCGTACACATCCTCGAACCTAATCACCTCAATGTAACCATTGATTCGCCGTCCCTGCATCTGCACAGCATCGGCAGACCGCTGTTTGGCGATGATAAGGAACTTTTCGCCGGAAACCTCACGGGTAACCAGCTCCCCATCGGTGATTTCCGTGTCCGTATCGGTGACGATAACCTTGCCATCCGCAATGGTCTTGGGGGCCATGGACTTGCCACGGCGCAGCACCAAGGCTTTTTCTGTCTTACCGCGGAAGGTAAGCGGCTCTAAGCGGTCAGTGTAGAACTGCAAGACATTCATTGCACCTGCACCCCGTCCAGAATCCGCTTTACTTCCTCGGTCATCACGCCGTCATTGCCCAGCGTAACCTTGATGTCGTAGTCATCGCGGGACTTCCACCGCAGGATGCCACCCATCTGCTTGATATTGCAGGCGATAATACCGCAGACACGTTTTACATCCTCCGGGATTTCCGCATAGCCACTCACATAATGCACCGTAATGTTTTTCGGGACATTGCGGAACATCAAGGCTCTGGGCATATAAAACGTGAAATATGGGGACGTATCGCCGTCGAACTCCAGACACTCCGGGTCAAATTCAAGGGAATCTACACCAAAGGGGCTGCGCGTTTTTGCGGTCACCTTATCCACGGAGATACGCGGGAAATGCACGAGCTTCCCTCTGGTTTCCTCTGTGGTTCTTCGGTAGGTCAAATCCACCCGTTCTGTGCGCTCGACTGCCCCAAAGGAACAGCCCTTGTAGGCATCAATGAGAACGCTTGCCGCCTCAACGTGCTCCATCGTCACGCCCACGGTCAAGCCGCAATACTTCGTAAGTTCTTCCTCGGTAACGTATGTCACTTGATGTAACCCTCCTGTCGCAGATAATCCGCAAATTCCGCAGACACCTTAATCTTCCCGTCCTTAATGGGAATCTCCACGCAATTTGCCATGAAAGACCTGCATTTCTTATACGCCTCTGCTACCTCGTATCCGGTCACTTCGACTTCATCCGTTTTCTTTTTCGCTGCCATACTATCACCCCCTCAATCTCACGGCTTAATTAAGCCCTTCAAGGGTAGGGCATATTGGTAAGGGCGTGGGGTTTCCCCTCACGCACCCTTCCTTGAAGGGCATGGATTAGGCCGTGGGATTAACGGTCTTGGTCAAGATGAAGTGTGCACCGGTCTGTGCTCCGTGTACGATGTAGTTGGAGAAGTCCAGTACAAACTTATCCGTCAGCAGACGGTCATTGGCCAGCGGCGTTTCCGGATTGGCAATCTCGTAAACCTTCGGGCCATCGTTGAACAGCCAGATACGGTCAATCATTTCCGTATTCAGAGCAACGATTTTGTGCGTTACCGCACCAGTCTTTTCATCGACTTCCGGCTTGATGAACGGGGTCAGCACAATGGGCAGCACACCAGTCGGCGTGTAGAAGCCGGTAACCTTTACGCCGGGCAGGATTTCTGCCTGGATTTCACGATGGTAAATCTGCCGAGCCTGTTCCTCCTTGACCAGCACATCGTAGGTGGCCGGATTCATGGCAATGACATTCGGCATACCCTTGTAGTCAAGGCGGGCCATCATATTGGCGATTTTCGTGTTCAGCGCATCGGAAATCGTGGTCTTATCCGCAATAGGGGATACATCGGTAATCTGGGACAGTACGCCGCAATACTCGAAGGAATCCGTTGCATCCAGAGCAGTCTTGCCGTTCCAGAAGTCGTTTGAAGTCTTACGAGCGAAATCTACAAACATATCGTTGTAGTCCTTGGCGGTCAAATCCTCAAAAGTGCCGTAATTCTTCTCCATCTGACGAGTGAAGAAGTCATAGCGGATACCGGTAGCATATGCACGGGCAAATGCCTGTTTCCAGTTATCGCGCTTGTAATCGTTGTCCAGTACCTTCGGACGGTAAGAAGGAGCTTCCTTCGTACCAAAACCCACACGGGGGTCAATGGCTACCGTGTTCTCCGGAATTGCCATCTGCTCATTCCAAGTATGGGGATAACCCTTGGCTCGGATGGAATTTACTTTCAGACCGATGGCGAAGTCGCGCTTCAGATAATCATGGAGCACAGTGTCATACTCGCCAACGACGAGCATATGGTCCTCGTTATATACCGTAACGGGGTTACCTGCGGATTTAATCAGCGTACCGTCTACGCCGGTAGCCATAGCCGCAGCAAATTTTTCTCTAGCCATGTTTCACATCATCCTTTCCACTAAAAAAGAGCCAATCGCCAAGCGATTAGCCCTGCATACGGAGTTTGGTAATCTCTTTGAGTTTATCCATGGGATTCATTGCCGATGCCTTGATTTCAGCCAGCTTGGCTTCGCGGTCATCATTACCAGTCAGCGGATTACCCTCTACATGCTGACCGGCTTTCGGCGCGGGGATTTCCTCATTAGCAGCTTTCAGCGGTTCCGGCTCCTTGCCATCTTCGCCATCCTCTGCTTCATCGCCCTTCTGCTCGGCGGCAGCCTTGATTTCATCCACGTCGTTTTTGGCCTGTTCTGCGGCTGCTTTGACTTCATCAAGGGACTTCTGAATACCCTCAATATCCTCCTTGGAAACCTGCGCTTCCAAAGAAGCCTTGATTTCGTCCTGGGCATTTTCAATGCCCTTAATGCGTTCCTCCATGGATTCGGCAACCGATGCCGCAATCTCTTTTACCAGTGCGTCCTTTTCCTCTTTCGTCATTTCCACATCACTCCTGTTCGCTTTCGCCGCTGCCAATTTCTCAATGAACGTATCCGAGAACGCAGCGCAGTTCTGCCAAAGGATTGCACAGCCACAACCCTCAAATTTGTCCATAAAAATTACTTCTTCATCCTCATGGGTAGCCGTTGCATACCATTCGAGCGAGAATCCCAAGGAACCAGCCCCATTGAGAATCATGTATACTTCATCCGGGTACTTCTCTTTCCAGATGACGATTTCAGCCATGAGGTTTTCCCCCTCCGCATGAACTTCGCGGATATAACCGATGTTTACATTGCCATGGTCAGAAAACAGTTCGTCGGTATCCTCGTACCAATCTGGATATACGCAGTTCAGCGGCATCCCCACAAAGGACTGACCGCAAGCCTCAATGGATTCCTGCGTAAAGACCACACGCTTGCCACCGGCACCACAGGGCGAACCAGTAGAAGCCTTGCCAATCGTGGCAATACAGCCGGTGACAATCATCTTATGGGCTTCCGTGGACATCACAATGTTAGAGAGCGATGCTTCAATCTTTGTCTTTTTCGTTGCTATCACCCCCTTCTGTATCGGTAGTGTCCTTTATACCCCCATTCCCGTTGAATCCACCGGCAATACCAAGGTCAACATTGATATTCGCCGTTTTCTCCGGGTAGGTCATATTGGCATAATCCGAAGTGCTTTCCTCGTAGCCCATGATTCTGCGGACTTCGTTCTCCGTAAGCACTCCCTTGTAATATTCATCCACCACACGCTTAGACTTGATGGACTTCTGATTTTCCGAATCCTCGAAGATATACCGGAACTTCAATACACCGCCAAGCCCCATGTTGGCAATCACATAGTTGTTGTACAAATCCTCCATCATCGCCGCATACGGCTTGATAAGTTCCTGCAACATGGCATTTTCCTGGTCCTCACCGGTGCTCCTGTCGTTAGCGATGACCAGACCGAGTTTTTCTGGAGGAATACCAAACGCCACGCCGACAATCTGTGTCAGCTTTTCCAGCCATTGCAGATACAGACCATCGCTGTTGATTGCCTTAATCTGCTTGGTTTCTACAGACTTTGAACCGGCCACCACAGGGATGCGCCCCGTACCTTCGATTTCATTTTTCATATACTCGATGAATTTCTCCCTCTGCTCCGAGGTAACCCCTTCACCAAGGGAAATCAAAAATTCTGCCGTGGCATTTGTAGCCTTGTCGTTGGCCTGTTCGATGGAATCCAGGTAGAACTTCACATACTGATAAGCCATCATTATCGGCGATAAGCCGTATGGCTGATAAGTGAAATAAGACCGCTGCATATAGGCAATGTCCTTGGCGGTAAAATACTTCATGCCGTCAGATTGCTGCTGCATATACCGTGCGGCGTTATCGTCCGTGTAATCATACGGAACGACCATCTGAATGGTGCTGCCATCCACCGGATAAAGGTATACCGGATGTTTGGCTGACCGTGCTTTAGCCACTTCCGCACACATGGCATCGAGTACCATGGCATCGTCCAAGAGCCGCTTGGTAAACGAACTGCGGCTGTCCACGAGATTCGGATGCTCGATGCAATTCTGAATCGCCGCGATTTCTCTCACCCTCTTGCCCCGGCCACCGATTACTTCAATGGTATAAGGCTGACGAGCCAAAGCATCCTGCACAATGGTTATCGCTTTCCGAACTATGGGGTCACGGCTGAAATTCCGTAACTGCCGCACCGTAGGATTCTTGGGGAGCACCGACTTGTGCTTTTTGTCCCGTGGAATCCAGCTCATATAAGTCTGATTCGGAAGAAGCCTTGCGAGAGGGCTTTTGCTTGCCAAATATCGTTTTACCTTGTCAAACAATTTTTCTCACCCCTCTCACCGAAAAAATCCGAATGGGGAATTTCCCATCCGGTTCCTGTTCGTATTCATTTTCACTCCACCGGTTTCTATACTGCCGAAGGAGAAATTTGCTGCCGATGTTTCAAGCAATGGTTTCAATGCCATTTCCAGACAGTCCGGACCATCATCGTGTCCCTTCGGATAATTCCGCAGCTGACTAAGAAGCACCTTCTGGCCGGCCTTAAATTTGATGTGTCCCTGCCGGACATGAGGTACAAGGCTTTCGATACGAGCAATCTTGCTGTCCCCATTGGTATGGTATACGTCAATCCATTCCAGATAAATCCCTGCCTGTACCAGTTCACGCTGCAAAGTCGAAGAAAAGAACAACTGCATCTGATTGGTTTCACAGACAATCTTCGGCTTGTATGTGTAATACTTTGCGATTATCTCTTTGGCATCCTCGATGATTTCCTCTGGCCGCCGTTTTTTGAGGTCGGCTTCCAAAACATAGAAATAATTGTCAGCGCACCGTGCCACAGCAACGATAGCCGAATAGTCATTTATGCGCTTACCACCGATGGCCGGGTCAATCGCAATGCAGATTTCCTTGATTTCCGGACAATCCACGTACCGGTTGTTTTCCAGCCACTCCGTCTTGAATGTCCGTGTGTTCTCCGTCTGTGGGTCATTCTGGAACTCACTTGCGAACCCTTCCTCCGATGCAATCCTGCGCTCCATCAGATGTTCGTACATATCTGCCCGCTGATTCGGCCAGAGGACTTCCGTGCCGGCCAGCATTTCTTCCTTATGCTCACGGTAAAACGCCATGGCATCCGTATAAGCATGGTCACCACGGGATAAATCCGTCATTATAGTTTCCCACTCTGCCCACAAAGGACTATCGGAAAACTTGATGACCGCCTGGAACGTCTTGCGAACCCACGAGGAATACTCACCATCATTCAGCATATGGTAAAGCAGGGCATCGTAGGAAAGCACCGTGCCAATGTAAAAGAACGAGCACGTTGGGCAGCCCATCGGCATCACATCCGAGTTGAACCACTGTTTAAGTGAGGCGTTCTGCGAGGGACTTGCCACCTGCTCTGCCGTTTCCAAGTCATCTAAGATTACCAGGTCCGGGCGAGTGCTATTAAACTTCATCCCGCGCATCTGCGCCCCTGCGCCCTTCGACGTAAGGAACACCTTATTTCGCGTGTAGATTTCGTTGGAATTCCAAATATCGTCATTCTTCATTTCCCCGAAATCATTTTTGATTCGCTCGTTGAACTCCAGTTCGTTGCGAATGTCGATGATGAACTGCTTGGCTACCGGCCCCGTTGCCGAAATAATCACGATGAAGTGCTTATATCCATAGCAAATGCACCATATAACAAAAGCGAATGAAATCAGCGTTGACTTCGCATGGCCACGCGGAGCAGCCACAACATTTCTGGTTTCCTCGTCGCTGTGATTCAGAACCACATCCTCAACCTTCCGAATCAGCCAAAGATGAAACTTCTCCGACCACTCGGACTTGAAAGAATCTGCAAGATAATACTCGCAGAACCGCTTGAAATCATGGGCGCAAATATCACGCATACTCTGGTCGCCCCCTTCTCTACGAAGGGTCCCGCCAAAAATCTGCTTCATTGCGTTTGCCACGAAATCACCTGCTTTTGCACCGTTATACAGTTATACCATTACAGTGTTATAACGGTATACCATTATAGCGGTATAATGTTATTCGATTTTATATTTACGATAATGCTCCTGTATCTTCCGCAGCCGAGCCTTGGAAAACGCCGGATGCTTCGTATACCAGTCGGTTAATGGGAGCAGCCCCTTACCTCCATTGCACTCCACGCAAGCAGGTACAATGTTTTCGATAAGGTCAACTTTTTCCGGTGCCGTCTTGCTCATTACCGATTGCGGCACCAGATGTTCGGGGATAAGCGCAGCGTGCTCCTTTCCGCAGTAAGCACACCGATACCCGAACTCTTTTTTTATCCGTTCCCATTCCACCGTATTGCCAAAGACACCATTGAGGGAAATCCATCGCCCGGTCTGACAGCGGATAATCGTTTTGGATTCCACGCCAACCACGAACTCCGTCATTACCTCCAGCGGTATATGCTCCAGCAGCCATTCCTTGACCGTGATGTTGATTTTCGATGAATACGGCACGGCAATCCCATACCATTCCCCCACGGCCTCGTAGAAATCCCTCGGTCTGTTACCGGGAACCGCAGCCAAAAACCGCGACATCAGATTGTCAAAGGTATACCGCGGATTCACAAACGGCTTTACCACCCCGGACTGCATTAAAAGTCCTTTGAGGTCACTTAGCTGCTTGCCAACGCTGTCCACCGCAATCTCATGGCGGCTTTCCTGCGTAAGCAGCGGTAAAACATCATGGGTAACCCACCGCTGATACGCCTTTGCTCCTTCCTTGCGGCTGCTGAAAATCAGCCGGTAGATACCTGGAAGGCTCACGGCGTTCATTTTCTGCGGTCCTCCAGAGGTTTCCATGGTTATCGTCCTGCGTTCATCCGCATCAAGCCGGGATACTGCATCACGACTGTTATGAATATCCAACGCCTCGCATACGTCTTTTGCAACGTACCACCGCAGAGGCCCAATTTTCTGGCTCCGGACATTCTCAAAAATATCCGCGCCAAACATGAGAATGTTATCGTTCATCGTGTCTTATGATTGAAAATCTCTTTTTTCGCCCACCGCTTATCATCACGGTCTTTCACATGACGGCGAAGGTCTTTCGCTTTCTTGACATGACGCGGATGGCGTTCCTTTTCTTCCATGCTCATTTTCGATTTCTCCTTACAAATTACTCGGCGCAATCTTCCGTAACGATTCAATCAGCATCGGATTCTCGCGGAACGCCCGCATGATTTCATCGTAAGATTCACTGTCCAAACGTACCCGAAGAATATCATTGATGATATTCATAGCTTTCTCTACGGTCTTATAGCAGTACACCTTCTCCTGGATTGCTCCAATCTCGGAAGAAAGCGTTTGTTGCCGTAGGGTCATCTTATCGAGCATATCAATGACCTGCTTCAAATCTGAAACCTCTACATCACCATTGCCCACCCTGCGGTCAAGTTCATCAAGTTCAACCGAAATAATGTCCACGGCGTTGTTCACGAGGTTCAGTGCCTTTACCTTAGTGCCATACACATTTACCACCTGTTCATCGGTGGGAGCCGTGATGTCACCGCCAAGCCCCTTGTCCCTGCACCACCGGGCAATCGTGTTGTGAGAAATCTTGTAACCGTTGGGAATCAGATTCCCTTCGTTGATTTCCTTCGTAATGTCCCGGTAACTCTTGCCCTTCATCCGCTTATCGCGGATAAGTTCACCCAGACCAAACTGTTCTACCAAAGAACCTGTTGCACCATTGGTGTGCATACGATCCGGGGCTTTGTATCCCGGTGGCGGGGCAGGATGATTCCTTGCCATACCGAACACTCCTTATCTTCTTTGTATAAAAAAAGAGCAAGTGCCGCAGCACTCGCCCCTCGCCGTTCCCCGCAGGTACTAAGCTACTATTTTTACACCATTATGCCATTGTAACGCTATACCATTACACAGGTATATATTAGTTAATCCATTTGATTTCCGTGGGGCCTTTGTAACCCTTTTCCCAAACAAACCACGCATATGCGACAGCTGAATTATACGGATAGGAAACAAAATCACCATTTTTAGCACAATTCAACCGCGAAGAACTTACATATACAGTTCGTGGAGGATTTTCTTCAAAGAATTTCTTGCGTGCCTTCCCTTCCAAGAAAAGCAACTTCAAAAACATTGCCACCTTATTCCCTGCTGGTACTGCCTCCAATGACGCCTTCACAAAATCTAAAGCAATCTTGTATGGAGGATTCGTAACAATATCTCCGTCAAACTTATTCTGATTGGCGACGAAATCATAGCTATCTTTTTCACCATAGCCACGCCACACTAAGTCAGTGGCCTTAACATTATAACCATGTTCCTCCAAGACCATCGCAATATGTCCTGCGCCGCAAGCTGGTTCCCAGATATTCTCAGAAAATTTCTCCTGTTCCAGCAAAAGCTCTACGGCCTTTGGCTCGGTAGCATAAAAATCATCTTTTTGTCGTTCACCCAGACTATGATTAGAAGCACCTAAGCCTGCTAACGCAATACTGCCATCTTTAGCTATTTCGCAACACTCCTTACTAACACATGTATAACTTTATACCATTACACAATTATAATGGCGTTTTATTCAGAATCGGCAGGAGAAGGAATTGCACCTCCAGCATCACCGATGCACCGTTCTACATACGCTCCCACCATAAGGGGGCTTTCGCCCCATAACCTGTTTATGGCCACAGGCAAGACCTCTGCAATCAAACCTCCAACACATTGCAGCCCCCAGTTTCGTATGGGGTTTTCCGACCACGAGCAGGGGAACACCGAATAAAACAACCACTAGCGCGAACGCCTGTCTGAAATACTCTGCGAACCCTTGTCCTCTTGTGGCATCGAGGGACGGTAGCTACGTCTTTCAACATTGCAACGGTATACCATTGTAATGGCGTACCTGTATACCTGTGCTAATTTTTATTGACACATGGTTATTATAATGGTCACCTATGGTAAAAAAAAGAATCCATAGATACCAGTGGTATACCAAGTATACCCAAGTAACTTCCAAGGATTTAACCAAGGATAAAAGCGGTAAAGGTATGAGCAACGCGAATACCAAGTGAGCGAAGCGAACTTCAAACCATCGAACACCAATGTATACTATGTTGCCCCCTACCCCCACATATAATACGAAAATGGGCACTTTTCGCAACCCTATTTTGGAAAAAAAATGAAAAAAATTTTTCCAAGCCCCTCCGGAGGGCATTTTCAGCGCTGAAATCCAAGGCTGCCACAAAGTCACTCCCCAGAATCGCCTCTAAGGTACTTCCAAGAATTTTCCCAGGGAAACTATCGCGGAACTCAAAACAGCCACCTTAGAACCGATGTGAGGGATTCGGCGGGCATTGGTCATTCCAAAGACCTCAAAGCTGCCTACGGTATTCTATGTATATACCTATGAGAAAAATACAGAAAATTTTTCACACGGTTGGTTTCAAGATTTTCAAGAGCGCATTGGTTAGATTCTTCGCACCCCCGGTGTATCTCACTCGATTTCCCACGGTACGCTTGGTTTCAAAGGCGTTTGTACGGTCATCTATGGTGCTCTATGAAGAAAATCACTGTATCACCGGCTTCTTCACTTATGCAGCAAGGGCTGACAAGGTTTTTCACAGGTATTCTATGTACATTCTTCCTGTATCACACCCAACGAAGCCTTATGGGACAAGGGATGACAAGGTTTTTACTATGAAAAAATTTGAAAATGGCGCGGATACGAACTTAGGACTATGCCCGCCCCGGATTCCCCAACGTTTGCGCCATTGGTAGGGATTTTTGCACCCCTGCCACCCTAAGAAGGAACGAAAACGGCTGCCACCGCCAAAAAAAGCACATCACAGGCACTTTTTGACCTCCCCACAACACAAAACGCCGTCAAGCCACGCCCTGCAAGGCTTCACGCCACCTATAAAAATATGACTTTATATGTATATAGTCACTTTTTACAGGGTAAAACGTCCCTTTTTTCCTATATTTTGCCATATAATCCACCTAAAAAGCCCATAAACGCAAAAAAAGTAACCGCCTATACACTTATTCCTATTTACCATTACAAGGCTATTGCAGGGAAAATATGGGCGAATAAACCGCCTTTAATCGTTGGTATGGTATTTTTGCTTTGTTCTTTTCCATGTATCCCCTATGTAAAATCCTTATAAATCCCATTGTATCCCTATGTAATTTCTATTTTTCCCCTATGTTCTCCCCTCCTCCTGCTCATATGCAACGCCCTGGCGCTCATATTTTGCCTATATAATGTAGTTTTTATGTATTACTATGTTTTCCCTATTCTCTCCCATAATGTGACTTTATATAACTTTGCGCCGTCATCGCTGCCACTGTGACAATTTTTTTTAACACTGCAAAGCCACGCCCTGCAAGGGCTGACAGTGCTATTATAATAATTAAAATGACTTTTTATAAAAATAATGCTTGACTTTGTGTTTTAATAGGCGTAATATATGACTTGTCAAAAGGAAAACAACAAAACACCGACCTACACCGTGGGACTTATCGCCGTAACTGTCAAAAGGGAGGGATTAAAGCCACAACGTAGCGGCAAAGTAGGGTTTACCAATGACAAGCCGATATTAACCAACGTTTTATAGGGGGTAAAAAAATGATTAAAGTAAGCGATGAATTACAAAAAGCAATCAACGTTATCAAACAGCAGGCAAAAGATGAAGGAATGACACTTGACGAAGTATGTGGGTATACTGATTATGAGCTTTTCGACTACATCACAGGTAGGGGGAATAATCCTGCAATAGATGAAAATTTAATAAGTGTCGCAAATGAAATTAGAGAACTTCACAAACAACACAGATTAGAAAACAACTGATTTTATTTATTAACACATGAAAAGAGGGTTTAACAATGAAACTGACCTACAAAGTAAGACGTAATAACGAAGGAAAAATTATTGAAAAATATTTTGCTATTGAAAATTTTACAGACCAGGAAAAACAAAGAATTTTACAGGTATTTGCTAATAATGGCGGTGGCCGTCTTTTAGACACTCACGACTATAAAGCAATGATTATTGCTTATGATAAAAATATGGAGTCCCTTGCAGCCTTCAAGGATAGAATCAAAGAACTTTATAACATGGCAAAGACTTTGCAGGTTATCACTGTAAAACCTGCCGATAAAAAACAGATTTACACCCCTAAAAACACGAAAAAAAGAAAACAACGCCGTATTATTCAGATTAACAAGGCGCTTGACCTTTTAGGCGAAAAATGCACTCTATACACCGCTATACATTGCTTGTCATATGTACAGGAGAAAAGACATCGAAACGGCTATTTTATGGATTATGTAGCATAGTATATTTTTTTACCGTCAATGTTAATTATATTTGTCAGTTGTTAATTATAGGAGGTTATAACCATGTATATCAAAGTAGAACGTAACTCTTTTAATGATTTTTTTGAAAATGCTTGGAGTGGTGCGCGTGATGTATTGCAGGAAGTGGCAACGCAAGACAGAGAGGAGGAGGCCGTTAATATTATCACTGAATACATGGAGGGCGAAGAAATCCCAACAGAAACACAGGTCAATGATTTTATATGGTTTGAACTATCCGACATCATGGACTTATACAAAGAAGAAATGGAGGGCTAAAAAATGCGTGTACTTATGGAAAACGGCAAAGAAATAAAAATGTTTGGTGGTAAATTCTGGGGTGTGGAGGTTTCGCCGTATGGCATGGAACACAAAAGACTTGACTATAAAACAATGGTTACAGGATTAACCTATAATGAGTTTTTTGATTGCGGTAACATTCTTAATGTTATCGATGATTGGGAATGTATAACAGATAATGATTATAACGAAGAAACCGGGAAATATTACGAAATTATGAATTATTTCATAGTAAGCGAGCGGGCAGCCGAAAATCTAAAAAAATATACAGATGAAATCGTCTTTTATTCACCGTCCGCTGACTTGTATTTGTTCGGTGTAGTCCATTGTGGAACATCCTGGGATTATGTATTGACTAGCTACGAAATTATGGGGGAATAACATCATGGATATTATCGCAAGTAAACCAGAATCTGCATTTAGTGCCATTGTCCTGCATAGCATAGACAGTGAAAAGGTGGTGTTTTCCTACGAATGGGAGGGCGTGGACAAATTGGAACACACAAAGAAAACACCGTCAAAAATCAGATACACCGCAAAAGATAGGGCGTATTTTATCGGCAGGGGCCGCCGTCAATACTTAGATGAATTTATGAGATATTAACCAATAGAAGGGACCAGGGCAGCCCCCTGGTCCGGCAGGAGGATAAAAACCATGATTAAAAAAGCGAATACGAAAATTATTGACCTTGTGATGTATGTTATCGGCTTATATAGCCGTAAAAAAACAGTGGTGACCTGTGACGGCGTGTTTTGTGGCTATGCTTACAGTAGTTACCCATTGCGCCGGTATTTATGGACTATGGTTTTACTTGTTGCCGTGCTCGTTGGTTTATTCGTGGAGGGATAACAATGCTAAAAGAAGAATACACCGCGACTATTACCCTGCATGATGGAACTACCGAAAAGGTAGACCGTGAAATATTCCAAAAACTAAGCAGGGGAATAATAGAGTTCCCCCCGGATATTGAAACGGCTGCATATTATGGTATAGACGATTTAACAGGACTATGGGGGGATGTTGTGCCGTTTCGTGTATACGATAACATAAACAAGTCACCGTCTTTGTTATCTGTACGAATTGATTTAATTATCGCTATATATAACGGGGAATATATGGAGGGCTAAAAAGTGGGCACAATGTGGATTGACGAACAAAACGCGGTTTATTTCTACGATAAAGACAGGCCAGACCAGGTTTATTGTTATGATAGATACACCGGCGAAAAATTCAAGGCAAGAATAATATTAAACAAAGAAAAGATAATTGAGAATGTGGGGCAAAAATTATATGACAAATACCATCACCAATATTTATTAGTTGACGAAACACAAATAAAGCACCTACCGCGCGAATTTATGAATTATATTCGTAGAAAATCAAAGAATGTAAAATGTGACCTGTATTGCCATCTAGGATATTAACACATGAAAAGAGGTTGATTAAATTATGAAAATGCAAAGAATTATTGATGTATTGCCACATGGTAGCGGTGTTAATTATGACTATGAAATTAAAGTCGCGCCGAATGGTAAAAAGATTACTGTATACAACAAATATGACTATATGGACGAAAACGGCTTTTATAACGATGTATTCCCGTTTTCTGTATCGTTTACCGCTGAAAATGCAACCTTGCATTTTCATAATTTAACCAGCGGTCAATACAAGAAAATTCACCGGGAGGGAATACGCGAATACTTAGAGGACATTTATTATGATGTGCTAGGCGCAATAATGGGGATTATGCCGTATTCGTTGGATAATGGAGGACACAGAAAATGAGAATTGAAAAGAAAATTGTTGCAGCCGTTTATATCCCTGCCCACATTGAAACAACTAAAATCTATGAATTTAATGAACTAGCTCAGGACGTGCAAAGAAAACTGATTGTCAAAGAATTTAATAACCTTGACATTGATTTTATTGTCGATGAATGGTTAAACACTGTAAAAGCAATAGGCGAACTTTTAGGGGACCAGCGGCCCCATTACGAAGTCGGCTATGGTTGCCATAACTACCTTCATTTTAATAATCACAACGAACCAGACGAAGATTTAACAGGTATTCGCGCTATGGCATGGATACAAAACAACTGGATTAACTACGCTTACAAAGGTAAATACTTTTCAACACCTTTTAGAAAATGCGAAAAATCACCAGAACACCCAGCAGGAATTTATTATAAACACCGCTATTCTAAAATCATGTTACAGTTAGATAATTGTCCTTTTACCGGCGTATGTTATGATTGCTGTTTTGGCGAAGCATGGAAGGAATACAAGGAACAAATAAGACAAGGAAAACAATTAACTGTTAATGACTTTGTTTCAATCCTGCAAGAAAAACTGATTGACGATATTACAAAGGAAATTGATTACAGGTATTCAGATGAAGGAATAAAAAAAGAATTATCGGAAAATGAATACTATGAAAATGGGGAGGTTGCATAACTTGTTAATCCCTAAGAAAAAGCATAGAAAAATAGGTTATTCCTGGGCTGTATGGAGTACAAAATATAAAAAATGGTGTTATTCGTCAATATTCCACGAATACGCAACGAAACAACAATGTAAAAACGCAATTAGTTATTATATGAAGGAAGGAAGCATTTACCATGGATAAATTAGTAAGCAAAATCCTTGAAGCCATCAACAACGACACTATGAATAATGAGGGGAAAATTATCACTATTCAAAAGTTATGCGAGGCCGCTATTTACGAAAAAAACAGGGATAAAACCTGCAATACTACCGAAAAAAAGCGTATAAAAACCATTGAAAAATTCATGGATAACGTGGATTATAAGCCGGAAATTTGCGGTTATATCATGGTTAGCAAGGAAAAAGCAACGTATACCAACGGGCACATGATGGCAACAATTCCCCGCGAATTCGTGGCTAACATTCAAAGTAAATATTTTCTGCCTCATACATTGCGCGAATCATTCCCCGATTGTAGCAAGGTCATTCCCAACTTACATTATGGAGTAGAAACCTGTACACTCAAATATAGTGACCTTGTATCATTCCAAAAACTGGCAAAGATTGCCAAAAAGGGATTGAGAGGTACAGACCGCGATAGTAAAGATGTTTTCTATGCTACATTTTCCGATTCTTTAATTCGGGCCTATAACGTAAACTATTTAATCCATTGCTGCGAAGTGGCAGGAGTAAATGAAATTACTTTGACCGTGCCCACCGGGCGAAAAAATGTATATGTACCTGCCACCATCGACACGGAAAACGGCTGTAAATTCGTGGTATGTGGTATAAAAACACCGAGAACAGGAGAAAAAGCCGCATGAATACGATTTTATTATCATGGGACGATGCGACAAAACTATTAGAATGGGCCTTAGAAAATAAACCGCTGGTTTATCAATTCCCAGAACCATTGAAAAATGTTTGCATAACCATTGAAAACTGGGAGGCGAAAATAGAACGCAATGGAAACAAGGTCAAAATTCGTCACCGCATGGACGGCCAAAGAAAAGGTGACCAAGAATTTAAGCTAGGTCACCCGGTACGCTGGACCAGCGATAAAACAGAACTAATCGGACCAGACAAACAAACTATGATAACTGTTTACGCTGCGGCTATGGCATATATGGTATATGCACCGAAAAGGGTATCAAAGAAACCACACAAGACGGCAGGAAACACCCAAGGAAAGCCAAGGAAGGCCACAAAAGGCTATACCTATATACTCCATAGCATAAGCACCCAAGCACCACAGGGAGGCCACCACAGAAGCCCACAAGGTATATTTACTGTAAGAGGTCATTACAGGCACTATAAGAACGGCAAAGTTCTATGGATAGCCGAATATAAAAAAGGCACTGGTAAAGAATTAGAGAGGACGTATAAACTATGATTATCAAAACAGGTACACTGAAAGAATTTAATGGAATAAAATTTTACGATGGAGAAACCATCACTAAAACCCGTAACCTCAACAAAGAAAATGTAATTCTTCCCGATAAATGGCGGGAAGAAATTACAGACAAGTACGGATATACAAAAGCATACTTTGTTCAAGTACGGGGTATTGAACTTAACGAAAATATCCGTAATGCAAGAAAATTAAACATTGAGAAAAACGATGTATTCTCGTTGTCTGAATATGACGAACCTAGCAGAGAAAAAGAAAAAATCCTTTATATTCCTGCAAAGTTAGAACCACAGGGAACTACCCGCAAAATGGAAAGCAAAAAAGGATATTGGCTATACGAAAAAAACCTTGTGAATTTCCCTATAGTAGTCAACGTGGAATTATGGAAGGAAATCACCAAAGAGCAGGCCGATAACTACTGTAAAGAATGGGGAGGGACAAGGAACGGCACAAAATTTGTAAAACGATTGGACGATGGGCGTTATGTGTGCATGGATACCATAGAGGTCACTTTCCCCTATTTCTCCCTGCTGACCTATAAGGAATCCGTAAAAAGTGACTACGGGCAGCGACTGGAAACAATGGTAAAAACCATTAAGGAAAAAGCAGGGGTTCACATTGACAAATACAGTCTTGAAAAACTGCTTGAAGTTTATGATATTACACCGAAAAAACAGGAGGATTAAACCATGGATAAGCGCAATTATGAAAAAGAAAATATTACCTGGTGCATTGCAAAGTTAAATAAAATGTGTGATTATGCGCGTATCCAGCGTTGTACTCATGCAGCCGGTAATCCATTTGATAAGCCACATTATCAAATTGTTATCAATGGATATGCTATTGTATCGTACTATGGTTTTTCTGAACTGGCTGACCGCATTGCTGACTTTGTAAATACCTTTGAAGCCGGATATAAAGTAGCTAATGGCATGGAATGTTTATAAGTGGAGGGGGCTTATGATTAAGAATGTGTTTGTGGTTTGCTTTACCGATGGAGAACCACAAGATAGATATTATGCTGACACTACGAATGGCCGGATGGAACTATGGGAATCATTAAAACTATTTGCAGAGAATGACATTGTTTGCTTGGATAACGATTTTGACCACTATAGCCATATCATGTTTGGCACTCCCGAAAAATGCAACGAGCACATGGCAAATTGTATTATTGACAGAATAGAAGTGAGGGGATAACAATGCTAAAGAAACTGGAAGAAATTTTAATTAAACATGAGATACAGTTTGATGTGAGCAAAACCGACAAGAACTGTTATGAATTTCGTTGGCTTAACGGCGAAGCTGACATGAGAGAAGAAGTTGAGGGAGAAACCTTAGAAGAAATCGCAGAAGAACTGTATAAAGCCTATGAAAACTTCGATGTGGATACAGAAACTGCCCTATGGATTGGCGAGGACGGACACGGCAAAAACGGTGCGCCCTATCATATCCGCGATATTATTCAAGAATTTGAACGATATGAGCAAGATTTAGACGATTTGTGGACGGCTATAAAACAGGAGGCAGACAAATGAGTGTATGTGAAGGAAACGGAGGTTATCGAATGAACGAACTTATGATAATCTTGCAGGACAACACCTATATGTATTACCAGACCGCTGAAAATACCGCCCAAAATGCCCTGCAAAACTTCTACACCACCTGCACCAGCAATGGAATCAATCTGGATAACATTGTGATAGCAGAGTGCCGGCTTAGAAATTCACGGCAAAAGGATATTGATATTTTTATTGTTAATTAAATATGTCTTTTTATAAAAATAATAATTGTAAAAGTATTTTCTCCATGATATAATGGAAGAAATGAACACAAACGGGAGGGTTAAACATGGACTACACAGAGTTTTTGGAAGAAGTACGGAAAACACGCCGGGAATCAACATATAACAGCTACAGAATGGCACTTGAAAAATTCCCTAACGGAACCGAAGAAGAAATCATCGACTATATTGACCAGTCACCGCACCTTGGCAGCACAAAGAAAAGCAACCTGCGAATCCTCCGCATGGCTCTGGACTACAACGGAGCACTAACCAAAGGAATCAAACGGATAATCAAATCCTACCGCCCCGACGAATCCCTCCAGGAGTGCCCCACGGACACACAGGTAGAAAAGGTATGGGAACACCTGCCGTCCCTGCGCGAAAAAGCAATGTTCGCCCTCATGACCTACATGGGCTTCCGTGTTGGCGAAGTCCGGAACTTGAATCTCAACGACATCACCGACAATGGCATGATAATCATTCGGAAATCCAAAGGACACCGCCCCGACATTATGCCGATGGTTCACCAGCGAGTGGACGAATCCATCCGGGCTTACCTCCATGAACGCAGACAATCCGATGATAATGCCCTCTTTACCGGACCTCATGGCCGTCTTAACCTTGGCTACATGAAAAACCTTTTCTCCAAACAATTCAAAGGTAACGGACTGCCACAATTCCACTGCCACTCCCTGCGCCGCTACTTTGCAAACTCCATGTACAACAACGGCGTTTCCCTTCTGGATATGCAGGACAATATGCGGCATAAATCCCCGGAAACCACAAAACGCTACTTGAACCTTGGACAGCAGAACCGTATAGAAGCAATGCGGAAAACATGGGGCAACAACGTTTCGAGGAGGTTTGCGTGATGATTCATCTTATCTGTATTACCATTGGCGTATTTTGGTTACTACTGAAACTGTAAGGGGGCAATAAAAATGATGGTATTCAAAGCAGGGGAACAATATCCCCTGGCTGACACACGAGGCAAACAGGGCTTCTTCTTCGACTACTCCGAGGACAACATAGCAAAACTGACTTGCTGCTTCCCCAACATGACCAAAAGGGAAAGCGACCTAATCCTTGAAGAACACGGAATCGTAGGACTATTCATGTACCAGGGCGTTATCTTTTTCACCGCCAAATTCGGCCCCGTCGATGGCGATGCCGCCTATCACATTGGTATGCACGAGCATCCGGAACAGATTACCGTGGAAAATCCCCCGGACGGAACCGGTATGCCTCTCTACATATTCGCCGTAGACAGCGCAACCAATATCCTCATAGGCACACGCCTGTGCGGTCTTGGTACGAGATTCACCCGTGACTTCCGCAAAATGACCGAAGAACAACGCCGCATGACCTTTGACGAACCCACCTTCATCCAGAGCGTGATGGAATGTCAGAACCGCTGGACTACCAAAGACCTGCACCGCATGGCCACAACCTACAAACTGGGCACAAAAGAAGGTGAACACCCGTTGGATATATTCTGTACACCATGATATAATTAGGATAAGCAAGAGCAGAGGTGACCGTAATGAGCGATTGGACAGAATTAGTTTTAGTAATCCGTGACGATGAAGTAAACGCTATGCCCCCAGAGCAAGAACTGGCAAAGCTAAGACAGGAATTAGAGAATTGGCGTTGGGAACAGATTGCACCGCTTACCTTTAAGCAAGATGTATACAAAGATAACTTACAGATTGTCTTGGATAACATAGATGAACTACCGCAGAAATATAGAGTTGAATTTTATGTATACCATTCTAAGAAATTAGCAGTATTATCCTAAAGTGCCAGGAATGTTATCGGCTTTATAAGGTAATAAACAAGACCATAAAGGATAATCAAAATGAAACTAAAATCACTTGGAGATGAAGAACTCCGTAAAGAATATGAAACCAAAGTAAAAGAACTCTTTAAGGAACACAACATATCCGAGGATGATGGTTTTGAATTGGCGAATAAGATATTAGAGTATGCCCTTAGCTTGAAAGACAAAGACGAACAAAAGTGACCATTTTCTTACCACGCTAGGCATATATGTCGGCGTGGTTATCTGTTTTCTTGAAATACGAATAACTACAGGAATAGAGGTATGATATTTATGAGTGAACTTACAGCAGTTAGCCTGTTCTGTGGAGCAGGTGGATTAGATATTGGTTTTGAAAATGCAGGATTTAAGACCATTTGGGCTAATGATTTTAATGAGGACGCTTGCAAAACCCATCAGAATTGGAGTGACGCAAAAGTTTATTGCGGTGATATTTCCAAAGTTGATATGACTACAATTCCTCAATCTGATATAATTTTAGGTGGTTTCCCCTGCCAAGGTTTTAGCTTATCTGGACCACGTAAGATTGACGATTCCAGAAACACTCTTTATAAACACTATGTAAAACTTGTACGGCAAAACAAACCAAAGGCTTTCATTGGAGAGAACGTAAAAGGATTACTTACAATGGGTGATGGAAAAATCATCGAAGCTATTATTGAAGATTTTTCAAATTGCGGTTATGATGTATATTATAAGTTAGTCAACGCAAAAAACTTTGGTGTACCTCAAGACCGAGAACGTGTTATTATCGTAGGATTTCGCAAGGATTTAGGCATAAAGGATTTTTCTTTACCAGAGAGCAACGGCAAACATACCACATTAGGAGAAGCACTAGCAGACCTTCCCCCCGCAAAGCCAGATGAAGTCTGCGATGCCCCTTATTCTTCCCGCTATATGTCACGAAACAGAAAACGTGGCTGGGATGATGTGTCTTACACGATTCCAGCTATGGCAAAACAGGTGACTTTATGGCCCGGTTCTCCAGATATGGAAAAATTAGATAGGGATTTGTGGAAATTCGGTGAAGGAACTACGAGAAGGTTGAGCTGGAGAGAAGCCGCTGCTATCCAAACATTTCCCAAAGACCTCGAATTTAGCGGTAACTTGGTTAGCATTTACAAACAAATCGGCAATGCTGTACCTGTAAAATTGGCAGAAGCAGTTGCAGAATATGTAAAACCATATTTAGATAAATAAGGGAGTGTTTTTGGCTTGGCAAAACAATTAGATAACGGTAAGGCTTTTGAATACGCTTGTTTAGAGGCTCTTTACCGAGCATTAAAAGAATATGGTGAAGTGTCCATAGAACCCAGCGCACCATTAGAAACAGCAAAAGGCAAATATCTGGATTTACCTAAAGATACTCAAAACAACTTAACAGACGCAGCCAATGCTGCTACTCGTGTTATTTCTAGGCTTGAACCTCAATTAAAATATGAGGATAATTCTGCGCCATTAGTTTTAGCTATTCAATCTGATGCACATGGGATCGCTGGGGATGTTCGCGATGTGGTATGTATTCGCCGCAAGAATAAATGGGAAATAGGTTTATCATGTAAACATAACCACCATGCCGTAAAGCATAGCCGACTTTCTAGGACTATTGATTTTGGAAGCGAATGGATTGGAACACCTTGCTCTAAGCAATATTTTTTGGAAATCAATCAGCTTTTTGATGAATTACAACGTATAAAGGATAATGCTGCTCGTGAAGGTAGAAAAGCATTATGGAGCGAAATACAAAACAAAAGCGAGCGTTTTTACAAACCTCTTTTACAATCGTTTATGGACGAACTAAATCGTTTATCCATAGCTGATAAAGACGCTCCTAGCAAGTTAATACAATATCTTATCGGTAGATATGATTTTTATAAGGTTATTACTGATGATAGACATAGAACCACAAGAGTTGAAGCCGTAAATTTAGCCGGGACTTTGAATAGACCTGTAAAAAATCATAAATCCATTGTTGATATACCAAAACTCCGTTTTCCATCAAAGTTTTACCATATAGGATTTAAGGATAATTCTGATAATACCATAGAGGTTGTTTGCGATGAAGGATGGACAATTTCGATGCGTATTCACAATGCCAGTTCAAAAGTAGAAACATCATTAAAATTTGATGTAACACTAATATCTCTCCCTAGTTCTATATATGCACAAGTAGAACCGTGGTAAATGCTATGAAAAAAATTTACTATACCATTTATCTGACAAAAACTGACGAAATCGTAGCCTCTGGCACGAGCAAAGAATGTATGAAACAGTTAAATAAAAAATCATTAAACTCGTTTCATAGCTTGGTAAGCAAAAGCCAAAAAGGTATTCGAGAAAAATATACCGTTTATAAAGAATATCTGGAGGAAGATTAACTAGGTAAGCATTATGAACAAAACAGACATAGAGCAAATTCGGCAGATTACACTTGCCCTATACGACGAGCCTATTGCGTTAGTAAATGGTTCTGAATACCTATGCAATCACCCATACACCCACACCATCTATATCCATTACCCTCCTGCCGTAGACCGCCTGGACCTATCCAATTCCTCCGACAAGGCTTACTACCGTAGAGAGATTGCGGAATCATTAAGCAAAGCCAGTGTCGCTCTCTGCTATGCTTACATACAGACTGCATTTAAGCTGACATGGTTCAAGAAATGCAGCCCGTATCTGTCCGATAGGCTTTATGCAAAGTATTTGAAGTCCGCATGGCTGGACGAATTTAACCCAAACATGGATGCCAATGTCAGTCGCCAAGAAGTCATCGAATACTTCCGAAAAGCCAAAAAGGGGTATATAATGGATAAGGACGAGCGTCAGCATTTCGACAATCTCTCTGATACCATAACCATATACCGCGGCGTTTCTCCCCATCGAGAAAAATATGGACTAAGTTGGACTGACAACAAAAACATTGCCCTCGAATATATGAAAAAATTTGCTACCGAGGGCGAACAAGGCATATTACTAAGGGCAACCATAAGTAAGAATCATGTATTATGCTATATAAACACCCTAAAAGAATGTGAACTTATTGTCGATGTATTTGCCATTATGGATAAAATAGAACCATACCAGGGAAGAAATATGAACAATATAAAGGAGATAGAATGTTAATAGCACTGACCGATTACTGTTCAATGGGCTGCAACCACTGTTTAAGCGATTGCACCACAGACGGAAAACACATAACCATAGAACAACTGAAAAAGAACCTGGATTTTGCCTATGACCTAATCGGTCATTCCACCATGCAGTGCATTGTTTTCTCCGGTGGTGAACCTTTCGAGCACCCAGAAATAAAACAGATTTTAGAGGTAATCACGGCGTATCAAAAAAGATTCCCACAGGTAGGGACTATTATCGCTACTAATGGTTATCCGCTGGCACACGACAAAGACCTGTATAACTGGTACAGAGATTTTACAAAAAACCATGCAAGAAATCTTCTCACACAAGTTACCGCAGTTAAGGAATATTACCCCAAACACCTTATCGAAAAAGATGTGTACTGGCTGAACAAAATAAAAAATTGCTCCGTGGTTGACGAAAAAAGCGAGATAAACCTTTATCCGCAAGGCCGCGCATTAACCTTGGATTCCCCTCAATGGGACACAAAAGCCCCAAAGTGCGTAAACCTACGCCTTATGTCAAAGCAAACCCAAGAAACGAGTTTCAAGCACATAGTCAACATGATGCCCGTTGGCAAATACTGTACGCCACGCATCAACATAGATGGCTCTATTTCCCTCGGTGAATCCCGGCTCTGTCCTCCGATTGGTACAGTTCATGATGACCTGCGCGTTTTAGGCGAAAAGGTCAAGAAGTTTAACTGTAAAGGCTGCTCTATCTCGCTAGAGATTCTAAAAGAAACAAACGCACTGGCTTATAATATGATAGCAAGGGTTGACTAATGAAATACTTATTCTTAGACATTGACGGCGTGATAAATCCGAATGATAACCGCATTATTCTTGATTTAGAAAATCAATTAGAAAAAGACGAACCATTTGAGTTCTTAAAACAAATCATTGATTCTACAGGTGCTAAGATTATCTTATCTTCCTCGTGGCGCATAGGCTATGAACGAGGGGCATGCAAACTTCTATCCCGGCGTTTAGCCGAATGGAACATGACCATAGAAGATATAACCCCGATAAGAAAAGATAGCCGACGCGGAAAAGAAATTCAAGACTGGCTTATAGCACATGACTATGATGAAACCACTGATACCTTCGCTATTCTGGATGACGAAGATTTTGATATTGCAGACATCTATCCAGAGCAAATGGTAAAGACCGATGGAAAGATTGGCCTACAGGCAGAACAAGTCGAAAAATGTATTAAGATACTGAATGGAGAAATCAAGTAAACTGGAGGAATTATGGTGGACCATATCGAAAAAGATAACTGCCAATTATTTAACACTGGCCGCTTCAATGATATTGTGTTAGCCTATCTTGTTGTTGCCATGAAAACGGCTGACACGCCACACAGCGAAGCAATGAAGCTGCTTGATACATTTAATCACACCTTAGACAATCTGACCGCAGAAGAAGCTCTGGAGCGTTACAGAGGTGGTATCCAATGAGCGAAATCGAGTGCCCTTTATGCAGACAAAACATGACCAACGATGGCAGCTATTATGTATGTGAGTGGTGTGGGTATAAACAGAGAAAAATACAGAGTAAAAGCACATATCCCCTCAAAGAGATAAGGGCTATGTCCAACGCAGAACTGCTCACAACTTACAGAGCACAATGCGAACAGCTAATCATAGAATGTAATTCTCGCCGTGGCGAAACCAAGCGCACCACCACCAATGTCGCAAGACTAGAGAAAGAATTAAAGAAACGGCTGGATATTCCGGATGATTACATAGTAAGTATGGATGATAGGATATAAAACAGGAGGGTGAAGCCCTCCTGCTATTACCTAAAGTGAGCATTTTTGCTCGTAGGATTGGATAAAATATCCCCGAATCGAACAACCCTGTTTTGTAATCGCCAAATTCTAAATAGGTATACATGAATAAACGCCTCATGTAAATACGGGATATAAAAAAATATCCCCATTCGGGGATATTTTATCTAATTCTATCCGAACTAGAATGAAAAAGTTGTTATATGGCTATTATACCACATCAGCTTTTGCTTTTCAAATGGAGGGCTATAAAATGAGGTCACTATTAGACATGATTATCAACAGTGCCTTTATTGCTTTATTCTTTTGGCTAATCATAATCGTGCTTTTCCTCCTCATTGGCGCATTTTTTTGACATAATGTACATAAATCCACACAAAAATCCCGTAGACACCCCAAATGGCTCTCTACGGGATTTTCTTTATCTATGCAACAGTTTATATGCGTAAATCGCTTAACGCCCCTCTACGGCGATTCTGGACGTTCATTCTTCAACATACTCCGGCAAAACCAACATACTTAGGTCAATCGGGCTTCTAACCGTCTTTAATCGTATTCCTTTTTCAGCCCTGCTCTTTTCCGAATCCGAGATTTGTCTGGCAGCATAAACATAGAACCAATCCCCATGCGCCCTATGCGACCAGACCAGCGGACTATTCCTTAGATTTTTTCCATTGACAAAATGCGTTGATACCAACGCAGCATACATATCCTTAGTTTTAACGTCAAGCCGTATTAGGCCTATCTGATAGTCAATTTTTCCCGCAAAAGCATCGCCGCTTTTCCCTGCCATGCCCGACGTATAAATCATCTTTTCCCAGTAATATATACTCTGGATATGACCATCTTTATCCCGGTAAATCTGCACAGAATCCGCATCAAAATACTCCAGCGGCAAATCCGTCCTTCCCTCTATTTCCGGCACATGAAACATAACCCAGCTGGCAGCGTTCCCCACAGGCACGAACAGAGAAAACACCAGAGCCATCAGACACACAATGCGTATCATTTCTTCTCCTTTATCTGCAACTCATACCCCAGAATATCCAACACCGCCTGCAACTCATTGACCTTAAAGGTTTCATGGTTAATCTTATAGGCAAACGTAGGCTGAACATAGGTGGCCCCGGTCCGTTCATTATAAATCCGGCGCACATCTTCCTTAGTCACTCCATGAGCCTCAAAGATGGATTCAATGACCTCCTTAATCGGTGTCATCGGCAGTTCAACCTTGCCCTTGACAATCACCGGGACATACCCCAGAATATCACAGACCACCTGCAACTCACTGGCCTTCAAGGTTTCCTTGTTTATCTTATAAGCAAAAGACGGCTGCGTGAAACTTGCCCCGGTCCTCGCATTATATTCATCAGTAAGCCTCTGTTGCGTAACCTTCCTGGCAGCCATCATCGTCTTTATGGTTTTCTTCACTTCAAACATAACTGTACCTCATTTCTCTTAATAATTATAACAAAGAAACCGCCAAGGATAAACCTCGGCGGCCTACTTTCATTGCTTCCGCTTGCACTTTTCACAATAACTGCAAACGGTCTTATCGTCCCTAAACCTTTCCGCAAGATACTCCGGGATTTTACATTTCCGCTGAAACTTCATCGCAGCATCCATCGGATACGCCACCTTGACCACGGGACTGCCGGCCTCGTAAATCGGCGAATCCGCACGGAGAAGCACATCCAGGCCCTCGGCGTACTTACGAATCGTATTCAGCCGCTTGCTCACAGCTTGATGGGTAATCCCCATACGCTCCCCGATTTCATCATAAGTCATCCCCTTGGTAACCATCACGATTACCTTCCAGTTATCCTCCGAAAGCTGCTCCCGCAGGCTTACCAAGGCTTTCTGCAACGCAGCTTCGCGTTCCTTCTCGATCAGAATATCTGCCGGGTCACGCGGAATCTTCGCATAATCCTCCGGCAAAGGCTTCTTGTTCTCGCTCCAGTCAAGGAACTCCAGCCGGTTCAAGGTATCCCCAAGAGTTACCCTGCCAGCCGTGAAATCCTCGACAAGCTGACGGAGATAATCAACAGCCACTTGCGATTACCTCCCGCGCATCCCTGGCCTTTTTAATCGTATTCAACTTGTACTCTGACGTAGCAAATCGCATATTATAGCCTACCTTTGAGCCAAAGAACTGACAGCGGCGCACGATAGAACCATCCGGCAGCACTCTGACCCCCTTATCCTTCTTTCCCAATTCCTCCTTGGCATCCACATAACGGACATCCGCGGAAATTTTGAGCAGTTCTTCAAGTGTCCTGGTAAGATTGTCCGATTCGATTAACAGACGGTAAAGGTCACCGCTGTTATTCAAATCCACGAGTACAGAGTAAATCAAATGCCCGTGCTCCCAAAGCCGCCCCGGTTGGTACTCCCAAGGTCATTACGCACACTGAACTTAACCGCTTTCATCACCGGCACAATACGGAACTGTGCAATACGGTCACCCTTTTTAATGACCCCATCCTCCATGGCGATTGCCGGGAACTGCCATTCGTCACCATTGCCACAATAAGCATTGTCAATGATTCCCGTGGAATTCACCAGCAGAACCTTATACTTCTTGAAGGTAGAACTGCGCGGCAGCAGATGCCCTTCATAGCCCTGCGGCAACTTCATGGCCACCCCCAAAGGAATCATCACAAAGTCACCCTTCTTATATTTCACGGTCATGCCGGCCTTCAAATCCACCCAATCCCCATGACGTTCCGGGAGCGACCCTGGGCGAATCACCTTTACTTTGATATTTACCATTACCTAACTCCTTATTTTTCCTCGAACACCCAAGCCAAAAGCCATGCGACCAAGGAAGTCCAAAACATTGCTCCATATACGTTATCCAACGGCGATATAATCAGAAAAACCATCGCCAGCAGGAAACACCCCTCTTTTATCGGTTTCATGCGTTCACCCCCGTAAGCCCCAGTTCTTTCGCATACGGCAGACCTGCGATAAATTCATCACAGAACCAACGCCACTGCGGCAGCCGATGCGTATGCCGCTGAAAATACATCGTGCGGAGCTGGGCATAATTCGTAGAAATCCCCGCCGCAAGGCATATCCCCTCCGGCATATTCGCCTTAACCCGGAGCAGATTTTCCTCCGTAGGATTCAGCGCATAATCATCGACAATCCCCTCGAACAGCGCAAGGATTTTCTCGTCCACCAGCCCATCGGCCATACGCTGATAATCCAGTGCCTTGCCCCGGTGCATGGTGCTCTGGGAATTTTTCGTGGTGAATACCCCGTAGGTATCAAACTGCGCCCAGAAATACCGCGGAGCCAGCAAATCAAAATCCACATGAATCTGCCGCAGGAACTTATCGTCCCCATGCCCAATCGGCGAGTGACCAAGATTACTGCCCAGGCGAAGCATATCCTCCACGGTACGCTTATCAAGGGACATATCCTCATTGACCACCGTAGCCATCGGATAACCGGCACGAATCAGTGCCTCCCGGATGCCGTACACATTCACATTGAACACCTTGAACAACCTGTCATTCATCTGCATATCTGATAATTTCCTTTCGTACTACACATGAAATTCCATTTTTCATCCTTATGCGGCAGGTATCCTCTGCAACTTCTGCTATTGTTCCTTGGAAGAAATATGGCAGCCTCGTGGTGGGCAGGATTTCCTTCCACTGAACCTTTGTTCCAACCTTATACTTCATGGTTCACCTTGACCACGCCGGATGCGTCCTTCCACTTTTCCGAATCATCCGTGAACATAATCTTGACCCTCTGCTTTTCAGCACCGTTCTCGTCAAAATCCCACTTAATCGCTACGATATGCCCTCTATGCGGGTAAACCGTATTGCGAAGTGTCGGAACAATTACCTCGTCCAACAGAGAAAGCCTGTTGTTAGCCATATCTGTAAACATTCTTATCCTCCATACCCTCTTAGAACCATCAGACAGGCCAAAACCTGTCCAATAGTCATCCGAGGGAACATACTATTCGCAAGCGTTATATCCGCAGTTATCGCAGGTCCAGCACTTCGCTTCCGGGCGCAGAGTATGCTTATGACACTCCGGACACTCACGCAGACCATCGTCCTGCGGCGGTTCATCGGCTGCCATAGGTTCTGCCGGAGCAGCCAGTTTCCGGCCCATGGATAATTCCATCGCATCAGCAATGGCATTGCTGCATGAGAGCGATACATCCTTCCCCTGCCGGCGAAGCACCTGGCAAGCAGGACACTTATTGGCGCGAAGTTCATCAATGATTTTCTTCACCTTCACCCCACTGCGGAGAGCCAAAGAAATGAGCCTTGTAATCGTATTGATATTCGACTTGCAGCCACCGGACGGATTCGTAAAGACCTCGAACACATGACCGTCCGGCGTTTTATTCGTCGTGACATACATGGAACTTACACAAGAGGTCTGCTCCCGTACCGTAGAACCATCCACAATCTTCACTTCCCTGCGGCTTTCCTTCGGTTCGATGGTGTCATAATCCGGAGTTACGGGTTCACCCTGCGTTTTATCACTGACCCCAAGGATATTGCCACGCTTGCACCCATCACGGAACACCGTAATGCCTTTAAGCCCCTGCTTCCATGCGGTCCTATAGATTTCCTCAATTTCCTCCACCGTAGCCGAGTTCGGCAGATTCACTGTAGAAGAAATCGCATTATCCACATAATCCTGTAGTACACCTTGGAACGCCACACGCTCCATCGGCGGCACCTCATGGGATTCAATGAGGAACGGAAACCGCTTTTTCGCTTCTTCCGGGGAAATATCTTCGCACCCATGATATTTCAGCAGGTCAGCCACGCCACGCGCATACACCGTAAAGGTCTTGCCACTGTCCTCCATGGAATGAGAAGTGCGCTGATAAGCGATTTTATACATCGGCTCGATACCACCGGTAAACCCACCGGCAAACAGAGAAATCGTGCCTGTAGGCGCAATAGAAAGCAGTGTCCCATTACGCAGCCCCGCAAGTTCAATCAGATGGCGAACTTCGGGGAACGCCTTGATTACCGGAGATTCCAACGTCTTTTCAAGGTCAAACTTCCGGAACGTCCCCTTCTCGGCAGCCAGCGATGCAGAGGTCATAAGTGCCTGCTGCATGATAATTTCCATAATGTCCGCTGCCACCCATCGCGATTTCTCCGAACCATAGCGAATTCCCATGGCCACAAAAGCATCGGCAAGACCGAACACACCAAGACCAATACTGCGCCAATCCGCAATGGTTTCCCGGTTCAAATCCAGCGGCTGCATATCATAGCCATAATCAAGAATTTCATCCAGCATCCGCACGGCAATGTCGGTAACCTCACGCAGATGGTCCTCGTCAACCGCCGCATGGTCAGTGAACTTATCCTTGATGACGTTGTAAATATTGATGGAACCCAGATTGCAGGAGTTGCCGCCATTACCGAAGAACTCCGCGCAAGGATTCGATACGTCGATTTTATACTCCGGATAACCAGAGAGCAGATTGAAACCGCGTACCCGGTCAATAAAGATTGCGCCGGGGTCTCCCCAATCCCACTGCGTTTCACAGAACTCACGGAAGAAAGAACGCGCATCAATGGTTTTCTCTATATGCCCCGTTTCCGGGCTGTCATAGGAGAGTTTGAACGGCTGATTTTTCTCCACGGCTTCCATAAACTCATTCGTGAACTTGATGGAGATATTCATAGAGGACAGCTTGGAGCCATCCTGCTTAATCCGCAGAAATTCCTCAATATCGGGATGGTCACACCGCAGACCGACCATGAGTGCTGCCCTGCGCCCATTCTGACCAATCGTGCCGCCGGTCACATCAAAGATATTAAGAAAAGACACCGCCCCGGTAGAAGTCATCGCACTGTTATTTACCGGAGCATCCTTGGGGCGCAGATTATCAATAGCCAGCCCACAGCCACCGCCATAGGACGAAATACGGGCAATCATCTTCGCCGTATCAAAGATGGATTCAATATTATCCTCCGGCGTAGGCAGCACATAGCAATTACTCATGCTCACCTTGCGCTCACCCTTATAGCCCGCACCGAACAACGTGCGCCCGGCAGGGAGGAAATCTGCGTTCTCCAGAACCTTCTTAGCCTTTGGTTTCAGTTCATCGCTGAATATAGAAGCCACACGGTCTATGAACTGCTCCGGCTTCTCACCTTCATGCAGATACTTTCTTTCCATGATGCCCATGGAAATCTCGTTATCGTACCACATTAGGCGAGAAGTTCCTTTCTGCGCTCTTTCAGCGATTCGATTTCCCTTGCCCTACGAGAGATTTCCTCATTGATTTCTTCTACTTCCCTGGCCTTATCAACGGAAACAGCATATCCCTTTAGAATCGCCGCATACTCGTCACAGCTAAGTTTTTCGCCGTTTTCGTCCAGAATATCGCCATTTTCCATCATGGAATACGGAGAACAATAGTTTTCGCCATCCTCCGGGTCCACCAGAGAAAAGAACTTGCCGACCTTAATCCCCAGCGCATCCGTAATGCGTTCCACTTTGGTCAGCTTGGCCAGTTGAAGTTCATTGTATTTAACACTGTTTCCGTTATCCCACTGAACTTCATAAAGCGGCTCACCGGTATATCCGGATTCATACGCCGAAATCACCGTACCATAGTTATCATCCGGATTTCCGTAGAGATTTCCCCACGGCTTAACCCGCTCACCGACTCTAAACTTAAAAGAAGCCACGCTATCATTCCCCCTCGCGGATGCTTTCCAGTTCTTCCTCACGAACCCTAATCTTTTCCGAGAGTTCTTCCGTTGTATCCTCCAGCTTTTCGCGCAGTTCCTTAATTTCGCCCTCCAGCTGAACTTCCCGGTCACTGATGAATGTCAGTCTATTCATCAATAACGCCTCAAATTCACCCCCACTAAGCGTATCGTTGTTGCAATCCAAGAACTGCTCCCCGTCAAACATATACGGGCCATAATTAAGTCTGTCACCATCTTCATCATGCAGGTAGAACTTCTGCCCCTCATAAAGCCCCAAGGCATCTGCGACCTTTTCAATCCTATTCAGCGGAGCGATTTCACACTCCTCACAGAAATAACAGGAGGACTTTCCCGGGAATCTGCGTTCTTCAACGGTAAGAGAATACGGTCCCTTGTGCATGAAGTCGTTTTCCTTATCCCATTCGACCAAAATGCTGTTATCATCCATTTTCACCACAGTGCCGAAACACTTATTCTTCATCCTAAAAGCCAGTTCGCCCGCAGCCTTTACGCGCATACCAAGGTAACAATCTTTATATTCCATGAATCCATCCGTCCTTTTCTTCGTCAAATAATCGAATTACACACTCTACCCTCGGATTCTGCCGGTCAATAGCAAAATCAATGTACCGCGGCAAAGCCCAACGGTCATTATCAAACACTCCGGCGTGTTCCAAGGCATCAAAAATCGCTTTCCCCTGGTTATCAACGTCACGCTTTCTGGCATCCGGCCAGTACGTCATAATGTCGATGACAACCTTGGTGCTTTCGGTGGTTTTCCACCCCTGTTCCTCCATAGCCTTGGCAATGATTTCCTCCGCAGCAGCGAACCACTCTTTCGCTTTCGCCGTGCGGATTCTCTTGCCGAACTTCGTAGTGAAGTACAGAGCGTTAATCGAAGGAACCGGGGGAAGTACCACCTTTAAGACATCAGCAGGCAAATACGCCCTCGCCGTCCCAATCATCTGCCGGCACATCCTCTGCCGGAGAGATACGATAACTTTCATCGTTCTTTACCAGAGAATACCAATAAGCATACTGTCTTGCCTTGTCCCGGTCAGAATCAGCCTGCCCCTTAAAATTGGCTCTCATGCTATACTTGACGAAATTCCCCAGCAGGAATCCTTTGAACTGCTCCGCAGTAAAAAGCGTCTGCATTACTTCCAGCGGCTGCATAGCGGCGTTCTTATAATGCTCCTGCTTATCAGCCAGCCCCGTGGTAACTTCATCGTCAACAATAGTTGCACAGCACATGGGGAACCAGTTTTCGCAATCGTCCTTGAACGTGTTGTCCGAAAAATCCACTTCTTCCACTACACGCGTAGTACCGCAATATTCCTTTCGGCTTCTATAGAACGGCATATTCGGGGTCTTAATGTCCCCATCTTCGTCAACGCCAAATTCCTCTGCTATGGAATCCCAGGAACGAATCAGAACCCTGTCCCCTGCCTTTAATGCTCTCGGCTCTTTCGCAGCCTTCAAGGTGTTTTTGGCGAACCAATATGTGTCCACCCCCTCCAGCATATAGCTGTCATCGTATTCATCGACTGAGGCAATCTGCCGAACCTCACCACAGTAGCGGCTCATACCTCCGACAAATGAAGGAAGTACCTTAATACGCCCATCAATTTCACCATAGAGTTTCGCCATTTCTTCCCATGGACGAATACGAACATAATCACCTTTGCTGAACTTACATTTTCCCATGCTTATTACTCCTTTGTTTAACAACTGTTACTTATAATTAACACTCAAAGCCTAAAAAAAGACCTTGCTCCCTCATTGCGCCAAAAATCGCTACCAGCACCGGAACACAAATACTGTTCCCGGCCTGTTTATAAAGCTGACTATCGGACAGCCCATTTTCACTAAGCATATCCGCATCCTCTTTTCTGAACCCCTGCAAAGCAAAGCACTCACGAGGGGTTAATTTACGAATCCTGCCATTTACCATGATTCCTTCACCTCTACCTGCTGATGTTAATGTGTGGGCAATCCCCTTCGCGACCCGTCCTCGATGCCCTGTTTCCGCATGAGGATACGACAAGGCTATGCCATCGTACTCATTGGCTACCATGTAGCCACGCTTATCGCCATTGCGGCAATAACAAATCATTCTTCGACCTCAACCTTGGGCATATTATTTCCACCGGACCCCGTAGGAATCGTTGGCGCAACACCATTCAGACCGTAGACACGTTTGAGGTAATCATGGCCGCTAATGGATGCCAATGTTCCTGCCCGGACTATACCATCGGTAATTCCCTGTGGACTATCGAAGGAAATAAATCCCTTCAACTTTTCATCAGAGTAATAATATTTCTCCGCTACATCGCGGTCACAAATATCTTTCAAATGAACCTGCAGCGGCACCGGATTCGGAAAATCAAACTTCATCAGCGGAATGTCCACCGTTTTTCTTGCCCGTTCTACTCTATTCATAAACCAGCACCATCTTAGGCATCTTATAATCCGAGGCATTAAGTGCCGGACAAATGGAATCCATGTGCATTACGCTCCCCCACTGATGAATCTTCCCATCAGCCGAGGTCAAAAACAGCGCAAGATTCGGATTCCTGCTCGGTACGATACGAGAGTACCAATAATCAGCCAATGAATATCTCGCCGGTGCCTTTGCATCGAGCAGATTTCTAAGCCGCACCACTATATCTTTGCCCTGCGGAAATTCAAATGCCAACTTAGCAATTTTCAGTCCCGCCATCGCTTTCTCAATCCTGTTCAAGATACACCATCCTCGCCTGTTTGTAGTCCGTGGCCGCCAAGCATGGGGCAATAGACCCAACATGACACACTTCGTAATGCTGATGAATTTTCCCATCACTAAGCGTAAGACCAAAGGCAAAATTGGGATTCTTCACAGCCTTAATCCGGGAATACCACATATCAGCCATGAAATACTTTACCGCCACTACCTTATCCAGAATATCTCCCAAGCGGATAGTCAGCGGAATCTTCTGCGGAAAAACAAAGGGAAGTATCGGAACATCAATGCTTTTCCGTGCCCGTTCAAGATTAGTCATCCTCACGCAGCCTTGAAATACAGAAGATACGCTCACGATTCTGCGGCACTCCATAATCCTTGGCGTTCAACACATCAAAAGTGGATTCATACCCCATTTCATCGAGAGCCGCCAAGTATTCCTGGAATACCGGCAAGTGCTTCGGCGAAAGCACATTCGGTACATTTTCCCACAGAACAAACTTGGGTTTCTTGACCCTCACAATCTCCACCGTATTCCAAAGCAGTGATGACCGTGTGCCACTGCCCTTTTCTCCCCCTTCACCTCTGCCGGCCACAGAGAAAGACTGGCAAGGACTGCCATGGAAAACCATATCAAAATCCGGAAGTTCCTCCGGCACAATCTTCGTAATATCTCCGAGATTCATACTTTCGGGGACATGATGGAGCAGGGAATAACTCTTGGCTGCGTACTTGTCGATTTCACAGTATGCCACCAGCTCAAAGGGAATCCCTGCGGTGTCTAGTGCCCTCTCCGGTGCACCAATGCCCGAAAACAGGCTCAATAATCTTAATTTCTTCAATGCTTACTCTCCTTTGGGTAAATAACGATATTGTCCTTCCATACCGTAGTAATCGTATTGGTGAATAACGAACTCCGTGGCTCTATCGTCTGCACATAGCCACCCTGTCCATTAGGTCTGCCCCTTATTGCGCCAATGGTAAGCACCGTTGGCCATGGCTTCTTCATTGTAAGTTTCTGATAAAACTCACCGCCAACAAACCTATCATCGCTAGGATTATCGTCAAGACAATCCGTTATTGTCTTGGATAATTCCATAGGAGCAGGAAAGACAAAGAAATTACTTCTTCCCACCATAGTGCTCCTGCCAGTAAGGACAGAATTCATGGACATCACACCAATCACGGCATTTCCGGTCTGGATACGACTTTGACGTATCCCATCGGTCACGCTTACTGCATACCGGCGGAATCTCGTGCTTCTCCAGCGCAGCCATCAACCGGTCATACTTGGCCTTCATATATGCCCTTACCCATGTAAGCGAAATAAAGTTGATAGGAACAATATAGCCGGCCTGCGTAATCCCATACTTCTTTGCCGTTGCATCCACGCCACCGCGAACAAACATATTCACGTTGATGCCTTTGACATGAAGCCCATGATTTTCCATCAAGTAGCGATAGTAATTAAGCTGAATGGCAATCTCACGAATATCGCGGACACCCCCCGGCTCAAATACCTGCTCCCATTTTTCCTTCCCCTTGTCCTTGCCACGCGTGACAATCCTGCGCTGCCACTTGGCCTTGAACCCCAGAGCCTTGGAAATACGGAACGCACCAAAGAACTTCCAGTCCCAAAGAATCTGATTCTTACAATCGTAAGCATCGAACTGTCCGGAGGTAATGTCATCCTCCAGACGAACCTCTGCCAGCCACCCGTTAGGCTGATTTTCCTCGAAAGCCTTATGGCTGTTCGTGCCAATCATTGCCGCAATGCCCCCCATGGGGTCAATAGCATAATCATGGACGATTTCAAGGTAAGTCTGACGAGTGGGCTTGATAAGCTGTGTTACACTCGGCTTACCAAACCAGTGCCTTGTCGATTCCACCGCACTTTTCAGTGCCGGCAGCGACATACACCGCTGGTCACATCCGTTCAAGCATTGCTCAAACGGCACTTTTTCTCCGGTCTTACACCGGAAGAACTTAGCAGGCAACTAAGTTCCCAACTCCTTGTGATTCAACATAAATCCTCCTTCGTACACCATTACGCCATTATAACGCTATACTATCATAATGGTGTAACAGTATACCATTATACCGCCGTGCCTTATTGCCCGGCAACATAATATATTCTACATCTGACAATTTTAATTGTCAAGTGTTAATTCATTTACTTCACGAAGAAATTTTTTCCGTAAGCCTCGACTTCTCCGGGTCATAAACCAAATTGAACAACGTATCTTCACTGCGGCGTTCACGAGCCTTTACCAGCTTTATCATGGAATCATACTTATACTTCTCACGGTCAATCGGAGAAAGCGTAGAATCGAGAGCCTTACGCCACAGCAGATAAACGTAATCCCCGGAATCACCAATAGCACCAGAGCCACGCAGATCCTTCTGCTCTGGCTCATGGAATCTGCCCCCCTGCTCCTTGCCCTGCCCAGACTTATTCAGCTGCGAAAGCAGCACAAATAGTACATTGAGGTCTTTGGCAAAATCCTTGGTCTTTTCCGCTACCACTTCTTCATCGACCAGTGTATCGCGCCCACGCATCTTCTGAAAATAATCCACGGCAACAATATCAACCGGCGAAAGTCTGGCATTGGTCAGCTTCACATATTCTTCCATCATATCCAAGGTAAGACCGGGCTTATCAACGATAAACAAATGCTTCTCCAGCTTATCGCTAATCATCGTAATGAGATTCGGATTCATCGCAATATAGCCGGGAACATCATACCGACGAATCCCTATGATTTTGGCCACGAGAATCTTCATTATATCTTCCTTGGGCATTTCCAGCGAAAAGAACAGCACGGTTTTCCGCAGCTTGACCACCCAATGCAAAATCCATTCGAGCAAAATTTCCGTCTTGCCAGAGTTCGATGCCGCACCAAGGATAACTACATTTTTACGCTTGAATTTCGCTGCCTTATCAACATTCGGGTATCCCACGCCGAAATATTCCTCGTCCTTTATGGATTCCAAGGCATGAAAAGAATCTATTGCCGAGGCAATGTCCTTCATCCGTTCTTCGGTGGTATCCTCTTTGATGGAAAGCAGTTCCCGGACAATGCCAATGTCCCGCTGCCACATTTTTGCAAGAAACTCTGCGATGTCCTGGCGAATCATCGGATTTTCCACAGTTCGCACGAAATCCACGATATTCTTCTCCTGCACCTCTCTATCATCGGTTTCAGAGATAACCTGCTTGGCCACATAGAAATCAAGGGACACATACTGGCAATCTTTGGCAATATCCCTGCCGGCCACCAGCATATCATTGAAGTCTTTGTATGGGCTTGGGATTTCAGCCACCTTCACGACAATTTTAGGCGCGTGTTTTTTGAACAAATCCCTTGCCCGCCGAACAAACTTCGATGCTTTACCGTCATTGTCCGGGCAGAGCACCACCTTCCCATTCTCGATGGGCGTAAGCAAACTCTTGATGTGCTCCACATGATTCTTGGTGACACTGATACCGCAGTAAGCCACGGCACAGTTCCCCTGTTGCACCGCAGACATCGCATCGAATGAACCTTCGCATAAGATGATTGTCTTGGTGTCTTTGAGGTGCTTTAATGCCTGGGGCAGACCAAAGAGAAATTCACCTTTAGTAAATAAGCCCTTCACATTCTTGCTGTTTTTATACTTAGGCTTACCCTCGAAATAACGGTAAAGGAACGCCACTGGTCTGCCCCATTCGTCATACATGGGGATTGTGAGGGCCTTGATTTTGTCCGAGTACCCCAATCCATAGGATTCGATGGTTTCATCGGTCAGACCACGCTTATGCAGGTATTCGATTACCGCAGGAAGTTTGGCTTTCATCTGCTGAATCCATGCCGTATTTCGCTCGGTGATACCCAGATGCTGCTTGTATTCATCCGTATCGCTGATGGTCAGCCCAAAGTCATCACACAGGGTATGCACAGCCTGTTCAAAGCTGCATCCATCCCTGCCCATGACAAAATGGATTATATCGCCACTAGCCTGGCAGGAAAAACAGTAGAACTTATTATCCGGATAAACCACAAATGTTGACGGATTTTCCCCGCCATGGATAGGGCAAGCGCATCGGTACGTCCCATCGCTTTGCAATTTAAGGTCTGGGATATACTCAACCAATGACTTGCCACGAATTACATCAATGATATTCAAAATTAACCCCTCTTATACTTATCTTTTAAGCACCAGCAATGCAACGTCCCTGCCAGCGGTTCCAAGATGCGCCCTGTGGTAAAATCACAAAGACAATACACCGCCTCTCCCAAGACCAAAACCGGCATGAGCAATACTACTTTCCAAGTAACCAAACTATCGTTAATCATCGGTATTCCTCCGTTTTCCTTCATTACATACCTGTATACCATTACAACGGTATAACTGTATAACGCTATAACATTGTAATGATACAACGGTGTAATGCTATTCGATTATTTCCACAGGAATCCACTGGCGGCCAAAGGAAAAACACTGCTCCGTAGTTTCCATGAGCAGGTCAATCCTGTTCTCGTAGCCACCGCCGAACCGGTCCTGTACCACCCATATTTTCCCATCAATGCGAAGTTTCGTCCCAAAGGGAAGGTCATCTGCCGCGCAGGTGTAAAAAGGCGTTCCCTCTACACCACTGGCCGTCAGACCATCGCCATTTCCTTCGGCTATCGTGTAGGCCGATACGTTCATGGTTATAACCGTGGGCTTCTTTTCGACCTTCTCTGCTACTGCCGGTGGTAGTTCCGGCGTAGCATAGATTTCCGTGTTCGATACATGGAATGTCCCCGGTGCTGCCGATGGATTTCCCACGAACAACATTGCTGCTACCGCAGCCGCTATTTTACAACCGATAATCTCACCGTTCCTTGTTATTTCCCAATTCTACCCACTACATAGGAAATCAAGGCAACAATCCCCACTACCTGTGCGCTGAAATATGCCGTCCCCATAAGCCAATCGAACAACCAAACAGCCCCTGCGGCCAAGGCTACATTGAACAGCACATTCAGTACGAATACAACCACTGCAAGGCCGATAATCGAAATAGTTTCAATCAAATCCTTCATCTTTACCACCTATCCTTCCTACCACTTATCATTTCCTCGATACGATTTTTCACATCGGACACCAGGTAGGTTACGACCCAGCCTGTGAAGCCCACCAAGCCAATACACGCACAGACCGTCACTACCCAACAGAACAAATCCCCTTGTGTCAAAAGAATCGCCGCCTTACTTCTTGGATTCCTTGCGTTTCTTCTGATGTGCCAGCGTTTCAGCCCTGGCCTTGGCATCGACAATCTTCATCTGCTCCTTGAAGTGATGCGGGGCCACGGCCTTCTGCTTGCGCTCGTAGTGATGGCTCATGTTAAAACGCTTTGCCAGCTTGATAATGTCCTTCTTCGATACAGTCATCTTTACCATTCCTCCAACAATTTCAGATAATCCGTTACCGTAGTTTCCTTGATGACGGTCATCCTCTGCCTCTGATTCCACTCCGGTGCCTTATAAAACAGGTCACGCATGGTAAGTCCCGGATTCTTCCCGGTGGCCGCCATATACTCGTGAAAAAGGTTCAGCACCGATTCATCTAATTTCTTAAAGAAGTTCCATACCTTGAAAAAGTCCCGTGTGGGTTTACCACCGGCAAACGCCTGTTTGCCGATGGTTCCCAGGAACTCCATTGCCAACCGGTGTGGCTTCTTGGATTCTTCCCATGATTTCATTGATTAACCCTCTCGTGTGTAATATAGTAGCAATGTGTTAAAAATAATTGTCACTCACTGCTAAATAATAAGCACCTTCAATACTGCGGCACATACTTGTCATGGATGTCATTAGAGATATTCTCCACCTGCTCTGCAAGTATATCCATTGCTGCGCCCTGCTGACAATCCGAACTTTCAGCGAGCCCCCGCAAAATCTGTGCGATACCATCCAATTTATATACATAATCTTCCAAGTTCAAGTCCTCCAATAATCACCATTTATGCCAAGGGTTCATCCCTGGCATGATACCAGTTACGAATCAACGATTAAACAGGGATTTCCTCGTCGGATGCTTCGTCAAACGGATTGCTTTCCTCATGCGGCGTTACGCCGAAAGCATCATAATCGATACCGCCACCGATGTAGCGCACCAGCTTGTCTACGGCAATCTGTGAGATATAGAGGTTGATACCATTGGCTCTCGCAGAGGACCAGTACGCACTCGGCTGGAAAAGCACACGAATGACAGAACCTTCACCGATGGCTACATCTTTATCCAGCGGGCAGCCGTGAACCGTATCGAGCACCGGGATAAACTTCTGCTTTTCCTCGCCAGTCTGACGGTCCGTATAGAAAGCCGTAGTCTGGAAATTGAACAGCAGAGTACCATCTTCCTGCTCCTTATAGCCGGTGGTAGCATCGCCAGACCACTTCTTGCCCTCGAACTTGGCATTAGCCTTGGCAGCTTCCAAAAAATCATCGCAGATTTTCTTCATCTTAGCCTCGTTCTCTTTGTCGAACTTCAAGGACACTTTGTACTTGCGCTTGCCCTCGTACTCGTCGTAACGAGTATTGATTTTGGGCCATACGGCCTTACCAGCCAGAGATACCATGGGTTTGTCGGTGAGATTAACATTGATGTTCACTACACATCGCTCCTTTAATTATAGTTAAAACACGTTGATTTTATTTGTCACCATAAGCAGACTGTTGTCAAAAATATTTCACGTTATCCATTAACACTTGTTGATTTTATTAAACAGCCGTGTTATAATATGGCTAAAAGTTAATATTGCTCCGCTTTCCGGTGACTGTATCCAGTATAGCAGTGTCACATTATGTTGTCAAGCGTTAATTTTAATTAACATCAAATTTTTTTTGTGGTTATTAAAAATGTCACTTTGGCCCCTACCAGAGCAGACATAGAGCAATATAGAAAAAATAAAGTACCAGAGGTGATTCATACAGTAGATAAGAGAACATATCGGGACAGAGCCACGCCATTACGTTAGGGGGCATAGTAATAAAGAGTAATTACCGTTTGTTGAAAGGAGGGGCGGTGGTTGCTTGGCAGATGGTTCGACCAAGAATTGATTGTGCTTGTGCACCTCTGCATAGGAGGAAAGGAACCATGAAAACGAAAAACAGAGTTAAGGAACTTCGGGTGGCCAAGGGTCACGATAGCCAGCGAGAATTCGCTAATTTCATTACGAATACTTTAGGATGCCCTGTATCCTACGCAACGATTAGCAAATTGGAGAAACAGACTGCTAACCCCACATGGGAAATCGTAGACACTCTAGCTGGATATTTCGGTGTAACCACTGACTATTTAATGGGTAGAACCAATCAGAACTTAGCGGTAGCAGCTCATACAGACGATAATATAGCAGATGATTTACCCCCCGAAGCCAAAATTGCAGTAGATACATTCTATAACAAAATGAGGGCATTATATGGTAAAAACAACGGAACTGGAGAAAATAACTAAAGACGAAGGAATCATTATCGGTTACGAGAATTTTCCCGCACCAATCAAAGGAATTTATATTCGGGACAACAAAATGCCAATAATTGGACTGGATACCAGATTAGACCCAATAGAAAAACGATGTATTCTTGCAGAAGAAATAGGACATCATTTTACATTATCAGATGGAATGGATTTAAGAGAAGCTCATAGATATGGTATATTAGAAAAACGTAGATATTATGAAACAAGGGCAAGAGCATACGCCGCACTACTTCTAATGCCACAAGACCAATGGCGAAAAGAAATAAATAAAAAAAATGTTACCCTAGAAGGACTAATGAGTACGTTTATGGTAACAAAAGAAATGATATTTTTTAGAATAATAATTAGCCAAATGATGGCAAGACAAATAAAAGCAACTAAGAGATATCAAGCAAAACAAAAGAAATTACAAAGAAAAAGACAAGCACAAAAAATAGCATAAAAAAAAACCGCAGGGAACATCGCCAACCCTGCGGCTTTTTCTTATGAAAATAAGTAAATCACGAAAGAAACACCCATGCAACCAATAACTCCTTGCCGAACATGAATCCCAAGATAATACCTACTACGCCCGCTACTCTCCAGCCCCCTGCAACTTCCGTAACGCCCAATCTTCAAAGGCTCATAATCTGTAACTAATTGTGGATATTTTTCTTTGAAATATCTTGTTGACTTATTGGTGTTTTTATGATGGAAACCATAGGAAACGGTGGAGCGGAACAGAGTGCCACCTTAGACATTGAAAATACAAAAATCTACTGTAGCACTACAAAAAGGATGTGGAATCCATGAGGTTTCCGGCATCGCTTTCACAATCCAATTAGTCATTACCACTACGGCAATGCAGAGGTTTAATAGTGGTCTAAGTACCCCACACTACCACGCCCCTCGGCGCGTTCCTCTGGCCCGGCTTATTTCATCCGTACTCTGGGCAAGGTAACGAAATATCTTGCCCTTTTAGCCCCCGCAGGCTTCTTAACGCTCCGCAGACAACAAAAAAAGAGCGCATAATGCGCCCTTACCTGTTTCATATACCAGTATCTTAACCTTCCACGGTCCCAGTATACCGTCTGCCTACGCTTATTATGGGAGTTAGCCTGTTCTTCACCCACTTAGGTCACAGACAGGACATTGAACGAATCCCATCTGACCCCGCCGATATTCTGTGCTTCCGCTGGCGATACGGTGGACTCTCTACGAGTTGCCGGGATTATACTGCTCGCGTGCAGTGCGATGGGTTTCCCCTCGTTTCCCGCAATAAGGACACGGGCAGCCTATGACAGCTTCTTCCTGCCATTGAGGAACACGAAACACTGCCGACAACTTGACAAGCCCTTTATTTATCTGTATACTAGGCTTATAACTAAAAACTTACATCGCTGTTGTGGCGGTGATAGGACTTGGATGTACGCCAATACTTCCAAGTCTTTTTTCTATGTTCTTTTTCGATTTTCAGTTCAATATCCCCAGAAATCTGTGGATAATTCTACGCTCATAATATTACCACAGTTATCCACAATCGTCAAGAAGAAATCCCCTTATCATTTTCCAGTTATATTATGAATCCCCGAGAATAAAAGGCTCTTATGATATAAACGCCATTACACCATTACACCATTATACAGGTATTTCGACATTATAACGCTATAATGGCTTGACTGTATAACGTTGTAGCGTTATAATTGTATACAGGTACAGCGTTATAACATTATAATGACATAAAAGGGAGGAATACCAATGATTACAGTAGTTATCAGCAATAAGAAGGGTGGCGTTGGCAAGACAACCACGGCCTATAACCTTGCAGCCGGATTAAGAAAACGAGGAAAATCCGTTCTGGCCATTGACCTTGACCCACAATGTTCCCTCACGAAGTTTTGCGGCGTAAACAAAAATGGCCCAACTTCTTTCGGTGTCATTACCAAAGAAGTAAACATTAACAGTGCTATTTTGAAGCTGGAATTCTTCGACCTTATCCCTGGTAGTCCTCTGCTGAACAGTGCGGACCAGAACCTTCCAGAATCCGTAAATCGGCTTATGCGAATTCGTGAAGCCCTCTCGGAACTGGCTACCGATTACGATTATGTCATCATGGATAACGCACCTGCTCTCGGCGTTGTCACCGTCAATGCGTATATGGCCACAGATTATGTAGTAATCCCTGCCGAAGCCAACGAACTATCCACGGATGGCATCGCCAACGTCTTTGAATCCGTCCTCGATGTCCGCAAATATGTAAATCCCAATATTAAAATCGCCGGTATCCTGCTGACCAGATTCAAGCCCAATACGGTTTTGAATCGCGAATATACCGATATATTCAACGAACTGGCCAAAGGGATGGGAACAAAGGTTTTCAAGACGGCAATCCGTGAAAATGTAAATCTCGCAGAACTGCCATCCATTCATGTGCCAATCTTCGATTACAAACCAAATTCCACTGGTGCCGAAGATTACAATAAGTTCATCGACGAATTTATCAAAGGAGTAGAGAAGTAAAATGCCAATAGATAGAAGCGAACAATTCCACAAGCGGAAATCCGATGCTATGCGCTTAATCAGTGGTGCAATCGAAAAAGCAAAAGAGGCACCAGAAGCTGAAATCGTAGAAGCACTCAAAGAGGCCGATAAGCCAATCGTAAAAGCACCACCGGCAAAACCGCAGGTAAAGCATGAACAGCCAAAGGTCGATGAAAAAGAACGCCGCAACAAACGTGTCACCCTCTATCTTACCGAGGATGAATACGAAATGTTCCGCGAACAGGCTTTCCGCCGCCGCAAAAAACTGAATGAGGTCATCGTAACGGCTGCCAAGAAAAACATCGGCAGACCCCCTGCACCTCCGAAGAAGTATACCGAAAATAACGAAGAAAACGAATAAGCCTCTTGCCTTGCCTTACCTTACTTTGATATAATATTAAAGTCTTGTATATGGTCATTTATTTGTAGATGAATTGCTGTAATCTCAAGGCAAGCGTACTGAATTAGCTATCATCCAACCTGGATGAAGCTTCCCCAAACCCTGCTATCCCCATGTAGCAGGGTTTTTTACTTTCTAAAACGAAAAAAATCCGTAGACTAATTAACACTTTGTCTGCGGATTTTTTCAATGCAATGCAATAGTTTATATGCAAAGTTTTTTTCATGCCCCTCTACGCCAATCCTGGGCGTTCAATTTTTTCGCCATTACACCATTACGCCATTATAACGCTATACAATTATACAATTACGCCATTATCTTACCCAATCGTCGGAAAAATGCCCTTATTTTACGAGGGGTCATTGTTCCAGAATCCTTTAGTCCTTCTGACACTTCCAAAGCATACGGATGAAAGTCCTTGTTAATTTTCAATGCGTTTTCTCTGTCAACATTAGCGGCCAGTATTACCGACTTATGCAACGTTGCTATATCGCGCGCAAGATTACCATTTTTATAGTTCTGTTCACCTATGTCGAGCAAAATCATTTCCGCAGCACTATTTTCAGCTTTCTCAACGGAGAACAACTCATTGTAATAATATCGCTTAATAACCGGACAAGGCATTTGACGGATATATTCATTGCTTTCGTCCCCGTTAAGCTGCACATAATCCAAGCCGACCATGGTGGCTATTTTTTTCACCCGGTCAATGTCATCATCCGTAAACACACCAACCTTGCGAGTTCGAGGAATCTGTTGCGCCAGAGCCATAGCCCTCTCTGGTGTCACAAAATCCTTGTTGTCTAAATCGAAGTTAAAGCTGATGAAATCAGCCCCACATTCCTCCGCTGTTATAGCCGCGAACATATCCGTAATCCCCGAAATCTTTGCCCTCATGTATAATCCCCACGCTTTCTTTAACAACTAAAGATATACCTAACATTATAACATTAAGTCTTATAATTAGATATATATGGTTGTAGATGTATTAAATTACTACTACATGGGGCCATTATATAAATTCTGTTATCCGCTATGAAAATTTTTTCAAAAAGACCATAACACTTTCCCTTCTTCGAGGATATAAAGAACAAAGGTTCAATAGCCACCCACGGTATCGGTCATATTAGAAAGTATGTGGTAATAAAATATACAAAAACCTTGACTTTGTTTACCCAGAGGATTACACTATGATAGTACAAACCCAATGACCTCGGGCAGTACATTCGATTGAGGCTGGCCGTCGCAACCGGCCTTACCTTGAAACCCATAAAAAGAGGCGCTGTGATGAAATGCGAAAGCATTTTATCCACAGCGCCTTTTTGTTCATAAGCATATGGCTGAAACACATTATATTTGCTCTTTGGATTTTTTAGTGCTCGACAGAAGCTTAACAAGGTCACTGCTGATTTCCACC